AAAGAAAGGATTTTAGCTAATGCCCAAAATGAATACGATAGAGAGCTTTTTATTGAATATTTGAGGGATATTCAAAAATCTCATATTGAAGAGCCTAAATGGGTAAAAGATAATCTTGTAAACTTTATAAATTCTAAGAACGTATTTTCTTGTTTGGATGAAATTAAAGCATTAGTTATTCAAGGAAAATATGAAAAATTCAATGAAATACCTACACTTCTTCAGAGAAATATAATTTCTGATGTAGATGAAAATCCTTTGGAGGCATTTGTTCCTGGCGATTATCGACATTTGGAAGAAGGAGAAAGACATCCTATTCCTACAAAGATATCCGCTTTGGATTCTGATATGAATGGTGGATTAGCTTATGGAGAATTTGCGTTGTTTATTGCGCCTTCAGGTGCTGGAAAAGCTCAACCTCATTTTTGCAAGATTTACACTCCTAATGGATATAAAACATTTTCAGAAATTAAAATAGGAGATGAAATTTTAGGGTCTGATGGTAAATGTCAGAAAGTATTAGGAGTATATTCTCAAGGAAAAAAAGAATACTATAAAGTATCTTTTACTGATAATACATATACATATTGCTGTAAAGATCACTTGTGGAATGTAAAAACTAAAGATGATATTACTCATAAAAAAGAGACTTATCGAACCTATTCTCTTGAAAAAATAATGGAAAATTATAAAACAGGGAGTGGAGCTTCAAATTATAGAATACCAAGAATTCCTTTTGCAGATTTTAACAATACTGATAATTTAGATATTCATCCATATTTGTTAGGGGTTTTAATTGGAGATGGTTCATTATGTGGTAACTTTGGGATATCAAATGGTGATCAACAATTGTTAGACAAAGTGATTGAAATTCTTGGTGAGGAATATGAATTGGTAAAAAGAAATAAATATGATTATAGAATTAAAGACAAAAATAAACATAAAGCAAATAGATTAAAAAATTTAGTAGAAGCAGAAGGTCTTCTCGGAAAAAAGTCTTACGAAAAATTTATTCCTAAAAAATATTTGTTTGCTTCATATGAAAATAGATTGGAACTAATTAGAGGTTTAATAGATACAGATGGATATATTGGAAAAAAAGGTAAGATTACATTTACATCTACATCTAAAAATTTAGCTGAAGAATTTAGATTTCTTGTTTTATCAGTCGGTGGATATTCTGGTCAAATTTTAGAAAAACAAAAATTTTACACTCATAAAGGTGAAAAAAAACGTGGAAGAATTTCTTATGATGTATGTGTGTCATTTAATGATGATATAAAATTGGTTTCATACATAACAAGAAAGCAATCAAGATATATTCCAAGAGATCATTATAAAAATAATAAAAGTATAAAAAATATATCTTTAGAAGGTGTTGATGAATGTATTTGTATTAAAGTTTCTAATGAAGACCAGTTATATGTTACAGATGATTTTATTTTAACACATAACACCACATTTTCTACATATGTAAGTAACAATGCTGCAAAAGATGGTTATAATGTTCTTCAGATATTTTTTGAAGATACTGAAGAACAAATCAAAATGAAGCACGTTGCAAAGCTTATTGGTAAACCCATTAATTTTTCTTCAAATAAAAAGAATCGTAAAGTTGTAATTAAAGAAACCGATGATAAGCTCAGAAAAATAAGTGAAAAAGGTGGAAGTCTGGTATTACATTCAATGGATTCTACTGAAACTACTGTTGAAGATATAAAAAATCTTTATATCAGAGCACAAGAACAAGGTGTATATTTTCCAGATACAGGTGAATACAGAAAAATTAAATTTGACTTAGTAATTATTGACTATTTAGATTGTATAAAACCTAAAAAGAATTACAGTTCTGTATGGGAAGGTCAATCTGAAATTGCAAGAGACCTTGAGAAGTTATGTGGAAAAGACCAACTTAATTTTGCATGTTGGTGTTTCACCCAAGGAACCAAAGCTTCTTTGAATGCAAAATTGGTTACAGGTGAACAAATGGGAGGTGACTTTGGAAAATATAAAGTTGCTCACTTTGTAGCTTCTCTTGCAAGAACTTTGGAACAACAGTCAATGTGTAAAGCAACATTTTCTATTCTGAAAAGTCGTTTTGGCAGATCTGGTATCATATATCAGGATTGCATCTTTGATAATGCAAACTTAATTATTGAAATGGAGAAAGAGGAATTTCTCACAGATAAAGTAGTGAACGACATTTTAGTTGGAGCTACTGATGAAGATTAAATTTTTTAACAAATTTTTTAATTTACTATTCAGATTTAGCTTCTATTTATTTAAACAAATCAAAAACATGAAAGAGAAAATTTTAATTGAGAACAAGGATCGTTATGTTATTTATCCAATAAAACATCCTGACATATGGGATTTTTATAAAACAGCACAGGCAGCTTTTTGGATTGCTGAATCAGTTGATTTATCAAAAGACCTAGATGATTGGGAAAAACTGAATGACAATGAGAAGTTTTTTGTCAAGAATGTAATATCATTTTTTGCTGCAAGTGATGGTATAGTAAATCACAATATTGCACACAACTTTATTAATGAAGTTCAATATCCAGAAGCAAGCTTCTTTTATGGATTTCAAATAGCAATGGAAAATATTCATAATTTGATGTACTCATTGTTAATTGATACATATGTAAAAGATATCGATGAAAGAGATGAGTGTTTTAAAGCAATTGAAAAATTGCCTATTGTAAAAAAGAAAGCCGAATGGGCACTCAAATGGATTGATTCAGATTCTTTTGCCGAAAGATTGATTGCATTTGCTGCAGTTGAAGGTATATTTTTTTCTGGTTCATTCTGCTCAATCTTTTGGTTAAAATCAAGAGGTCTTATGCCAGGACTTTGCCAAGCGAATTCATATATCAGCAAAGACGAAGCATTACATACTGATTTTGCAATTCATCTTTACAATAATCATGTGGAATATAAAGTTTCTGAAGAAAGAGTAAAAGAAATCATTCTTTCAGCATATGAAATTGAAAATGAATTTATAAATGATGCACTTCCAGTTTCACTCATAGGGATGAATCAAACCCTTATGACACAATATATCCAATTTGTAACAGATCAACTTTTGATTCAATTTAGATGTAAACCTGTTTTCAATGTAAGACAACCATTTGACTTTATGATGCAGATTGCAATGAAAGCCAAACAAAACTTTTTTGAAGGAAGACCTACTGAATATAAAAAAGCAGATTTGTCAGGCTCAATCTCATTTGATGAAGAATTTTAATAACAAATAAACCAAAGAAATTTATGAACAAAATGGAAATCGTTAAAAGGAACGGAAGTACAATGGAGTTTAATCCATCTAAAATATTGACAAGAATAAAAAAACAATCTGAAGGATTGAAAGTAAATCCAGATGAATTATTTATTAAGGTTACTCAAGGAATTGGAGATGGTATCACCACAAATCAGATTGACGATTTGATTACTATCACTGCGGATTCTTTATCTCATAAGCATTCAGACTATTCAAAACTGGCTGCAAATATTTTTATTTCAAGACTTCATAAGGAAACTGAAGAAAACTATTTTAAGCTTATAAAGAGGTTAAAAAACAATGGAATTGTTAATGAAACCTTATATAATAAAGTAAAGGAAAATTTCGAAGTTATACAAAAAGCTATTGATTATAGTCGTGATTATATGTTTGACTATTTTGCATGCTCTCGTTTGAAAGAAATTTACCTTCTTAAGGAAAGAGATGAAATTGTCGAAAGACCACAACATATGTACATGCGAGTTGCTTTGACTGTTACAGAAACAATTGAAGATGCGCTTAAATATTATGAGTTAGTTTCAACACATAAAATTTCCCCTGCAACCCCAATTTCGATTAATGCTGGGACCAATGATCAAAGCATGATTTCTTGCAATCTAACAATGAGCAAAGGAGATAATACACCAGATTTGTTAAAAACTCTTGCGAATATTTCTATATCTTCTTCAAGGGCTGAAGGAATAGGTCTTGCATTACATAATATAAGAAGTAAAGAATCTTATGTTGGTAAAGGTGGAGGAAAAGCAGGTGGTCTTTTGAAGTATATAAAAGTTGTTAACGAATCCTTAAGATTTTGGAATCAAAAAGGTAAAAGACCAGGTGCTGCAGCAGTTTATTTGGAACCTTGGCACAAAGATGTAGCAGACCTTATAGAAATCAGAAAAGAAGGGGCTGATGAACTTAGAGCAAGAGATATGTTTGCTGCACTTTGGATTCCTGACAATTTTATGAAAGCTGTTGAATCTGATGGAGATTGGTATTTGTTCTGCCCAAATGATCTTCTTAAGAATAGAATAAAACCTCTTTGGGAAGTCTATGGTGAAGAATATGAAGCAGAGTACAATAAAGCAGTTGCATTAGGTATTGGTAACAAAATTAAAGCTCAAAGTCTTTGGAAGAAAATTCTTGAGGCTCAGATTGAGACAGGTGTACCTTATATGACATACAAAGACCATGTTAACCATAAAAGTAATCAGCAAAACATTGGTACTATCAAATCTTCAAATTTATGCGCAGAGATTAACTTATATAGCGATGCTGAAACTACAGCACAATGCGTTCTTTCTTCATTAGTATTACAGAAATTTGTCAATAATAAAGTTTACGATTTCAAAGGATTATATGATGCTGCATATGAAGTTGTAAAATCTTTAAACGTTTTGATTGATGTAAACGATTTTTCAACTGAAGAAGCCAGAAAGGGTGCAACTGATCAAAGAGCTTTAGCAATAGGTGTTCAAGGTCTTGCAGATACTTTTGCATTGATGGGATATGCATTTACTTCTGAAGAAGCTAAAAAATTGAATAAAGATATATTTGAAACAATTTATTATGCTTCATTGAAATCTTCATGTGATTTAGCAAAAGAAAAAGATGAAACCTATAAGTTTTTTAAAGATTCACCATTTTCTAAAGGAATTTTACAATATGACATGTGGAATGTAACAGAATTATCTGGTCTTTGGGATTGGGATTCTTTGAAAGAAGATATCATAAAATACGGTGTCATGAATTCAACTTTAACTTCGACTATGCCAACAGCATCAAGTGCATCAATTATTGGCAGCACTGAAGCAATTGAGCCATTTTTCAGTAACATGTATATCAGAAAAGTTATTGGTGGAGAGCATATCGTTATTAACAAATATTTGATACAAGATTTGGAAGAATTAAGTCTTTGGAATGAATATATCAAAACAGAAATTATAAAAAATGATGGTTCTATCCAGGATATAAATCTGATTCCTCAAGAAATCAGAGAAAAGTATAAGACTGTTTATGAAATTTCTCAAAAGGAACTTATAAATATGTCTGCAGAACGTGCGCCTTTTATCGATCAATCCCAAAGCTTGAACATCTTTATGAAGAATCCAACTGTAGGCAAACTAACTTCTTCTCATTTTCATGGATGGAGGCTCGGATTGAAAACTGGGCAATATTATCTTAGAACAGATGCAATCACAATGTCAAGAAAACAATTGGCAATTGACGTTAAAACTGAAAATGAAGACACGTTAAAGAAACCTGAAAATTCACCTTTTGAATGTTTTGGATGTTCGGCATAAAATTTTTAATAAAAAAGGGAGATTTTTAATCTCCCTTTGATATTTATATTAAAATACTGACTATGGGATTTTATAATATTAGAAGCTGTCCTGCTAACCAAGCTTGTAGAAGAAAAGACGTAAGAAATTCACTTTTAAGACAAAACGATATTGAATCACAAACAATTCTCAATATCTTAAAAGATTGTTGGGAAACACCATCAGGCAGTTGTTGGCAAACTGCTTCTGGAAGTTCTTGGCGAGTAGCTTAATCAATTTAAATATTTTATATATGGCGAACCAAAATAATCTTGGAATTACCTTTCCATATCAGGAAGATTTAACAGGTAAATTCTTAAGATTAAATCAAAACGATAAAGAAGAAATAAAAAGTAAATTAGCTCTTTTGATAACAACACAAAAGGGTCAAAGACTTTTTAACTCAAATTTTGGAATTAATATTGAACAATTCCTATTTCAACCTATGGATGAGCAAACGTATAATGCCATACGAGATGAAATCACTGCTAATGTTACAAGATATATACCTTCATTGAAAATTGAAAGTATTCAAACGGATGTTAGCGAATCTCAAAAATTAGTAGGTCTTCAAATACGATACTCAATTTCTGATGGAGTTATTAAGCAAACAGATGAACTTGCTATTTTATTCTAATGAAAGTTTTAATCACTGAATCTCAAATTACTAATATTATTGAAGCATATAAAGATAGCTTATCAGTACATTTAGATAGAAAAAATCTAACAGGTCTAGATGTTAGTAGAAAGTATTACAGTGACAGCATAGGCTCAAAGAATATATAAGCCTTGTAAAAGAAAAATACTCTGAAGATGAGGATATTCAAATGTATGTTGAAGATGTTGAAGTATTTATATAAAAATAAATAAAATAAAAATGAAACCGAACAATTTCCCCCTAAGACCGAGTTTAGATGGTTCTGAAGAACTTTATACACAGACAGGAGACGTAGCTCAAAAATTTACTTTGGAACAAGCTAAAGAATACATAAGACCTTACAAAGTTTATACTGCTTTATTAACACAAAGTGGAAATGATGCTCCTGTTGCTAAAGTATTGGAAAATACAATTGGAAATATTGTTTGGAGTAGAACAAGTGATGGAGTATATTACGCCACATTAGTCGGAGCTTTTCCTAATGGAGGTAAATTTTTTACTTTAAACTCTATTACTGAGATTTCAAATTCTAACGTTTCAGTTTATTGGAATGACACTGATAGTTTTCAACTAAATACTTTTAGTGGAAATGTAAATACTGCTTATCAACCACAAGATGGTATAATATTAAAATATCCAATAGAAATCCGAGTTTATAACTAATAGTAATAATTAGTATTTTTACTTTGGGTATATTGTTTTGTATTAACATCCATCATAGTCAATTTTCCACCACATTTTATACCTGTATCAACATTGATAAGGTTTGATACAAAATCAGGTTTAAAATTTCTTGTTGTGGAGTGACCGATAAAAATTTCATCGATAATTATTCCTGTGTCTTTAAAAGATACAGGAATTTTTCTTTTTTGCTGATGATAAGTCTTCGCAAGGGAATAAAGTTTTCTATTTAAAGCAAACTTTCTTCTTCTTTGGGAATCTATAGCTCTCTTAGGGTTAAATCCTCCATGTAAGAAGATTTTGTTATCATGTACATGATAGTAGTCAGCTTTTGAAAAATATCTCTTTAGATTGGAAATTATGTGAGGATTATTTAATTTCTCAATAGTACTTGCTCCACCTGAAGGAATCCATTCTTCATTTATTGTTCCATATTTTAGAAACTCCATAAGGAAAAAATCGTGATTTCCTATGATGGGTATAAAGTTGTCAAAAGATAACAACAGTTCTAAGCATTTGTCAAAATCAGGTAGTCCATCAGCTAAGTCACCAATGAAGATTATTTTATCATCTTTTTTATTAACATTTCCTTTGGTTAACAAATCTTCCAAAGGTAAATAAGCACCATGTATATCCCCTATTACATAAGTTTTAAACCGCTTTTCTTTCTTCTTCAAAAAATGCTATTTCATATAAATAGATTAGAACATTTCAAATTCTTTGGTCATATTCATATAATAGTTTAAATCTTCTGAAGAATCTTTAAGTTGACATTGGATAAGTTCTTCTTCAGTCATATCTTCATAATGCTTATCGGATATATCAATTTTTCTTAAAGGCTGGATTTCATATCCTTCAATTTCTTTGGGATACATAGAAGCAAATTTATACAAATATTCATTTCCGCCTTTAATCTTTTTAACTCCAACCCTTTGGAAATCAAAATAGTCATGAACTAATTTTATAGCATTCCTCGATTCGAGTTTATACATTCCAAGAATTGGAAGTTTACTTCTTAGTTCATTTATTTTTCTAGTAATTTCTGTATTTGAGATAACAGCGTTTTCTTCAAACTTTTTATTAGCCCACTCCTCAAATTTCCAAGTGAAAGTTGCCACTTCATTAACAACTTTTATACCTCGTATGGCATAAAACAACCCTGCATTTTCAAGCCTTTCTTCAACATCAAAATATGATTTGATAATTTCTAAAGTGCGATGTTCACTTTCTGAAGAAATATTTAGCTTTCTAAAGATGTCATTTAATATTTTGTTAATATCTGAAATGGTATAAAGTACAAAGGAGCCTGTGGCTTTTTCTTTCTCACGATTTTTCTTATAGAATTTTATAAGATGTTTGGCAATTTCTGATGAATTGTCCACAGCCTTACTAAAAGCATTAATTTTTTTAGTTATTTGAACATTAATTTGTCTAACAATCTTACTCCAAATTCTATCACTCATATTATGCTCTTTAATCCATTTTTCAACAAGTTCACATGAATCTTCAAAAGATAACGAGTTGCATAAATATTTTATTTTTGTCCTTAATTTTACTTGATATTGAGCCCTTGGGAGTGATTCAAGGTTAAATACAACATCATCTTTTACTTTATTACAACATTCAACCTCTCCTTCAATTTTTATTTCTTCAAGGATTTTTAATACATCTTGAACAAGCATTTCTTTCCTTTCAGATTTCAATGTCTTAAGATTTGACTGTTCCTCTGGATGTATTTCCTCAAGAACAAACATTTCTTCTTTAAACTGCCAATTATATTCATGAAGCAATACCTTCATAAATTCAAAATTCTTGTTGGCATAGCGTTTTTCTTCAATATAAGCCATATTGGCTATACTCAAATAGTCAATTTCCCAAACTCCATCCCTAACTCTATAAAGTTTACTTTTACCAAATAATTGTTGATTGAATACTTTTATAGCAGATTTATAACTTACACTATCACCTGTTACATATGCCTTATTGAAAAGTTCTTTTCCAATATTGGCATTTTTAATATAGTTCTCTTGAAGATTAACAATATCAATATGGTCAGTTTCAGACATATCTTCTGAATCCAATGGCTTGTAAACATAAATCATCGAGTTATTCTCAACACTTTTCGTGAAAATGTTTCTCAATCGATTTACCATTTGCTCCATATTTGTAGCACTTTCGGCTGTCATAAAATGAACCGATTTAAAATCATTATTATAGATATTAACACCCTCTACAATAACTGAAGTACAAATGACAATATCAACATTATCTCTGATTAATTCCTTTGTTGTGAGTATAGTAAAATCCTCACTATTTTTTTCATCAGCATTAATACATACAATACGATCCTTCTTCCAACCTTTCATCACCAAATAATCAATCAATTCACCCATTTTACCTTCTTCCTTTTTATTCTGAAGATAAATCAGATTTTTACCATTTCTACTAAGATTTTTTCCAATAGCAAATAAAATATTGTTATATCTTACAGGAGTGCAATATTTGATTGGCGTTTTTTCCCAATTTACTCTTATAATATCAAAATTTTTGAATGCTGGGTGAAGAACAGGGATTTTTGTACCAGTTAAAAACATTCTTTTTCTAAAAAGATGCATGTTGTCTACAATGTAGTTCAATTCATATCCTCGGAATTCAGGGCTTGAACTAACTGCATTATTATGTTCCTCATCAACATACAAAGCATAATCCGAAATCTTAACATTTTCCCAATTTTTCATTTGTTTCAAAAGATTTGGAAAACTGCTGTAAGTACATACGATAAGTTCATCCCCTTCTTGTACATTCTTTTTATCCCTATAATAAACTGATGCATTATAGGAATTGTCTATACTCAAAAGTAAAGGTATAATTGGAACCAGAATAAGCCTTTTACCTTTTATGTGTTCACAAATCCAAGTTGTCTTACCTTGACCTGTGTTACCCCATATAATTTGGTTATCTTCATCAGGAATATTAATTTCATTGATGTATTGCCCAGGTTTCAAAAAATATTCTTTTGTAATTTTATATCTTGAACGAATTTCCTGTGGAGTGATATTTCTAAATATTCTTACACCAAACTTCCAAGAATCTTGGGTATAACATTCATCAGCTAAAAATTTTATAATAGGGATCAGATTGCTGATAAAATGTTTTTTCTCTGAATAAGTGATATTATTATCAATTTTAATAAAATCTTCAAAAGAATATTCTATAATTTCATTTAGAAATGTATAAGCTGTCTCTTTGATTATGGCGTGTCCTTTCGTTTGCTTGAAATAATATCCAATATATGAAAATACATTATCATAGGAAATAGTATGATAGATATTGGCAGCTGTTTCTAATATATTCTCAAGAGTTTTTTCAAGCTTTCCTTCGAATTTATATTTTATAACGACTCTATATCCATTAGTTACAGCCCAGCTTTTATAAGATTCAAGTTTCTTTGATTTACCTTCTTCAGATAAAACTTTTACACATCCGAACAAATAGTCTGAATTGCCATATATTTTGTCAATAGTAGGATATAAATTATCATTAAAATTTAGTACGGATTCAAGATAATCTATTACAGGTTTTTTGGTAATACCTGCTTCTTTTGCAAGAATCGCCATTCTATAGATTTTCTTATTATCATCTCCACTTTTTTCTTTAATATTGAACCAGATGTAATCTAACTTTAATTTTATATCCCCATCATATTTTTTATATAAACCATATATTTCATGCCCTTCTTCATTTTTTACTGCTCTGACACCAAATTGATGTCCATAATATTTTTCAATGTTGTTGAGAATCCCATATCTTACTTCTTCAACGCTTCTATGTTTAAAAATCTTTGGATATTTTTCTTGATTTAAAATCAAATAGTTTAAGCTTTCATTCAAATCAATACCCATTTGATTACAAAATACAAAGTAATCGAAAAAGAACTTGTATGAAATATGATTATTACTCCAAGAGCCAGGCTTATGATAAAGTGAATGTAACTGGTATGCCAAAACATCTGAAGCTAATTCCAAAGGAAGTCCATCTGTTACAATAGGAGTATAAATATTTTCTTTAGGTTGAACAGCATCAAATGGAATAATTTCCGATTCTTCTCTCACAAAAATATTTGGATCGTAAGGAAGAACATTACATCTTGTAATATCTTTAGTCTGAGGGTCAATATTGATATTCCAACCGCTGAAAAGATTTGATATAGCTTTCCAAGTTGTGCTGAAATTTTCCAAAGAAAGCCCTTCTACCTTCACAAGAAATCCTAAACCTTCTCCAGAAAAAGAATCCCAAGCAGCCTTTACAAATTTTAGATTTTCTGAAGAAAGCAAATTTTTTATGTAAGTCTTTGCTTGTTCTGAAGATGTAAAATTTTTGACTTCGGATATTTTAGTGAAATCATCAATATCAAAATAGATATAACCCGATGGTGCTTGTATTTTATCTTTGGTACGTTTTTCTTCTACAAAGCAATTCCATGTAACAACATATGATTCTTGTTGCTTCACATGATTGTAGAAGTTTCTTTTGACATAGTCTAATTTGGATACAGAACGATTCCAAACTCTATCATTATAAATCAAATTAAGATTTTTCTTTCCACCATTGACTGGATCATTTTTACATTCAAGAATTAAATGTTTCTTTGGGTGGTCTTTAATAAATCCTAATGCTTCATCGATTGTGAACTCATTAATAGGTTTAGAACTTTTGTCGAGGCATTGAAATACGGAAATCTTTTCCATTATATGTTTGATTTGTAAAAATAAATAGAGAGCGAGAGCCAACAAAAATAAAATTAGCAGGACTTTAACAGATAAAGTTTCTCAAATGTTTTAACCCTCAGAAATTAAAAAAAGTTCAAATTTTTTCTTTAGCTTCAAAAAAACATTTCATTTGGGTTCCATGAACTTTGACTTCTCCATTCAAAACAGCATCAAAGTCGAACCATTGAAGCTTTGAGAATTCTGGCAATGATTTCCCAGAGGAATCTGTGAAATATGAATTACATTTCAAATCATCAGGCTTTGTCTTGCATATTGCAAGGAAGGGTACAAGCCTTTTTCTTTTTGAACCATACATTTGAGGTTTGAGTTCAAAAACATTACAAGACTTTATAAATTCTTTTGAAATATTAGATTCTTCATAAAGCTCCCTTAAAGCAGCTTCTAATGAATTTTCACCATCTTCTTTTCCACCTTTAGGAATAGACCAGAAATTATTCGAATTCGTTTCTCTACCAAGAAGAATTTCATTAGAACCTTCACAATAAATAACGAAACCACAAGATGTTTTCATAAGAGGATTGATAAGCTTTTGATCCATTCTAATAGGTTTAACTTTTTTATAAATATCTATAATCTATAAGCAAATCTTATTAATTGTAATAAAAACTTTCTCTTTTATTGAGAATAGCTTAAATTAAATATGAACAAAAATATTTATAAATAAAGTTTTATGCAAAAGAAGATAAATTATTATACAAGAGATTTTAATGGTATAAGAAGTGAACTTATAAATTTCACCAAAAAACATTTTCCAACTACCTATACAGAGTTTGATGATGCTTCAATCGGTATGTTACTTATCGAATTGAATGCTGCAGTTGCGGATATGCTTTCTTTTAATATTGATAGGGTAGCTCAAGAGAATTTGCTTGAACATGCTCAAGAAAAAAGATCATTGATGTCTTTAGCAAGAACTTATGGATTAAAGATTCCTTTCAAAAGACCTTCTATTACTATTTGTGATTTTTCTGTTGAAGTCCCTGTTAATGGAGATTCATTTGATTTAACATATGCACCATTTTTATCTAGAGGGGCACAAGTAATTGGTGGTGGTCAAAAATTTGAATCTTTGAACGATATAGACTTTTCATCACCATTTTCAGCAAACGGAACTCCTAATAGAATTATAATCCCAAATGTAGATAACACTGGAGACATTTCATCATATACTTTGAAAAAACGTGAATTGGTAGTCGCAGGTGAAACCAAGTTTTATAAAAGAGTTATCAGTTCTGCAGACTCAGTTCCATTTTTAGAGATTGATTTGCCAGATAATGATATTTTATCAGTTGATTCAGTAATTTCTTTAGATGGCACAGATTATCAAAGGAACCCAACTTTATCAGAGCAAGTAAACCCAAATAATCTTTGGTATTCGGTAGAATCTTTAGCTGAAAGCAAAATTTTTATTGAGCAACCATTACTTTCTTCAGACAAACCAGGAGTTTTAGTTGGAAAATGGGAATATATCTCAAGAAGGTTTATGTATGAATTTTCTGATAGAGGATATGTAACAGTGAGATTTGGAAATGGGGTTCAAGATACATCTGCATCAAGTCAATATCTTACAAATTCAGATATATTTTTAGAACAAATTCAGAATTATGTGTTAGATAACTCACTAGGAGATATTCCAAAAGCAAATTCTACATTATTTTTAAAATATCGTGTAGGTGGAGGTGCCTCAAGTAATATAGGTATTAACACTTTGACAAGTTTAGGCATTTACAATATCTTTGTACCAGGACAAAATCCGACTATTAATCAAAGGGTGAAAAATTCTTTGAAGGTAAATAACCCTTTACCTGCTTTTGGAGGTTCAGACCAGCCTTCTATTGAAGAAATGAGAAATATTATAAGATATAATTTTGCAGCACAAAACAGATGTGTAACTTTAAAAGATTATTATAGTAGAATTTATCAAATGGGTGGTAAATTTGGTGTGCCTTATAAGGCTGCCGTTGCGAAAGTTAATAATAAAGTAGAAATTTCAATATTAGGTATTGATGCGAATGGAAAATTGACCAATAGCTCAACAAGTACTATGAAAGAAAACATTTCAACTTATTTGGAGAAATACAAACTTCCAAATGACTATGTTTCTGTTAAAGATGGAAAAATTCTTAATATCGCATTTGAATTTGATTTATTCGCAGATCCGAATTTCAATAGAAACGAGATAGCTTCTGAAGTGATAAATGCTACCAACAAATATATACAAGAACAAAAACTGATAATGGGGCAAGACATTTACTTGTCACAACTCATCGAAATTGTAAATAATATTGGGGGTGTATTAAATGTTATCAGTTTTAGAATTTACAATAAAGTAGGTCAAGGTATTTATTCATTGAATCGAACAGGTCAACCATTATCAGATGCTGCTACTGGAGAAATTAATCTTCTTGGGCAGAATGCGATTTTTTCACAATATGATGAAATTTTCGAAATAAAATATCCTGAAAAAGATATAAGAGTAAGATTCTCCGCATAAAAAAATTTAACCTCCTTTCAAAAGGAGGTTTTTTGTTTTCTTATGAAAAACATTATATTAAAGAAAAAAATAAAAATCAATATTTATTCAAAATGGGATGTTGCAATAAAACTACTGACAATAAATTAAATCAAACTCAAAAACGAATTGAAAATTTTGAAATTAAACATGAATTACCCAAAGAAGCACTTTTTAGCGGAAAGTTAGGTAGATTATTTTATTTTTTAATATTATTAACTATTGCTTTGACACCTATCATCAATTTAGCTGCTATTTATGTGTTTTTTATTGCAGTTTTTGGTAAAAATATTAATAAAAAAGTTTTAAATGCAAAGAAATATCAGGATTCGAACGAAGCCTAATGATGGCGATAAATATGTAAAGATAAAAATTGATCAATCATTTGATTTTTTAGAAATTCTGTCTTTAAAATTAACGCAAGCAGAAGTATACCGTAAATTTGCATCAAATTATGGTGCAATTGTAGGTAGGGTAATTGCTAATGGTGGGTTTGGAGTTCCAAATGCAAAGGTTTCTGTGTTTATTCCAATAGATGATAATGAACCTAACGAAATCATAAAGGACATATATCCATACAAAAAATTAAAAGATACAAATGCTGATGGTGTAAGATACAATCTTCTACCTGATGATAAACAAGGTGAATGTCATACACCTATAGGAACATTTCCAAGTAAAAGAAAAGTTCTTGATAATGATATTTGGCTTGAAATATATGAAAAATATTATAAGTTCACTACAACTACTAATTCAGCTGGTGATTATATGATATTTGGTGTACCTATTGGAACACAAAATATGCACATGGATGTAGACATAAGTGATATGGATTTTCTATCATTAAAACCATATGATTTAATAGAACAAGGTTACAATCCAAATTTATTTGAATCTAGAACTATATATAAAGATGGCGTTAATCTAGGGTCATTAGTTCAAGTTCAATCAAAAGATTATGCATTAAATGTGATTCCATTTTGGGGAGATTTGGAGGAAGGTGAAGTTGGTGTAAATAGAGTTGATTTTAATTTAGACTTGGAAATTGTTCCAAATGCAGTATTTTTTGGTTCAATATTTTCGGATTCAAAGAAATCCTCAGTTAGAAAAAAATGTGGTGTAAGAAAGGGTGTTGGTAGAAATTGTGATTTATCGACAGGTGTTGGTAGAATCGAAATGTTGAGAAGGGTTTTACCAAATTCTAATGAAACTGAAATAATTGAAGGCGAAGCAAAAAATATAGATGAAAACGGAAATTGGGCGTTTACGGTTCCAATGAATTTAGAAAGAGTTGTTACTGACGAATTCGGTAATTTAGTTCCTTCAGAAGACCCAGGTGTTGGAATTGCGACAAAAGCTTCAGTTAGATTCAGAATAGGTTTAGAAGAGCATAGTGGTAGTCTTAAAAATAGAACTGCAAGTTACTTAGTTCCAAACATGTATAATAGATTTGAATTCGGAGATGATACTCCTGATTTCGAGTTTTTTGAAATGCGTTGGAAAAAGGTATATACAGTTACAAACTACATACCAAGATATCAAAGAAATGACGATACTGCAAATACAAAACTATTTACAGGAATAAAAGATGTAGGAGAATGTGAAAATACTTCGCCATTCCCCTTTAATAGAGTATCAATTGCACCAACATTTTTCTTTGGAATTTTGTGTTTAATAATAAATCTATTTGCTTTAATTTTGGAAATTATAAACTTCATACTTGAAATTATAATTTTCCAATTAGTAATAAGGTTTATTTGCTTTGTAATGCACCCTTTTAGTAGGGGTAGACAAGGTGCTTGTAGATGTAAAGGATGTTATGATACTGAAAACTTTTTAAGAACAGGACCAGACTTTATTCCCGATGGATGGGTTGCTTCAAATTGTAACATTTGTGTAGATTGTGCAATTTGTTATGATGGTGGAAATGAAGGTGCTACCACATACGCATTAAAAGAATCAATAACACTGTATCCATCATATATAGATCCCATTTCTATAGTACAAGGAACAGGAGCTACTCCATCAACCACATTTTCACCTGTGAGTATTGCAGGATCAGATTCATTTGAAATTATAACTGATGTTTCAGGGAATATATCTTCAATTAAAATATTAAATCAGGGAATTTTAGTATTAGCCCCATTTTATAGTTTAACAATTCCTAACGGTGCTTTAGGTGTAGGTTCATCAGGATATAGTTTTACACTTACTGTAGGAAATATAATTATTATAAGTCAAGATACAAGTTCAACAAATGGGACTTACAATAATTTAGTAGAACCATCAAGTTATACTTATGGCACAGGAAGTGGAAATGGTTTAGAATTCGATTTAGTTATTTCTGGAGGTATTATAGATTCAATAACTATTGCCGTAGGCGAAGGTGGAGTCGGATATACTTATTATGATTTAGCAAGTCCTACTGCTGAAAATTTTAATATACTTCCAGGTGTCATTGGGACAAACAAGAGTTTTGCTTTTCATGTATCAGCATTTAATACCATGCAAAGTATTAACTATTCATCAGGGGGATCATATTCCGTTGATTGTACTAATATTGATCTAGCTCAAGATTGTATAAATCAATGTCAAACGTGTCCACTCACTTTATATAGATTTGAATGTAATGGCGTACCATTTGATGATATACTTGGTTGGGTAAGATGTGTCAATGAAAATATTGCAGAGGAATCAGGGATAGTAAAATATAATTTCTACAATGATTGGGTCATTGGTTCATTATATTCATTTTTATTTGATTATAAAGTTAAATTTAAAAAGAAAGGTAAGTCCTTTGAAAAATTTTGTGATTTCAATTGTAGAGATTATGGCGAATCAGTACCACCTATAAATGACCCTGATTATCCACGTAGAAAAAACAGATGTTATACTGCAATTATTGCAGAAGAAAGAATTTTTAACGGTACGCCTTCTTCACCAGGAGACTGTTCATATGGAAACCATTTCGTTGAATATGTAACAAATCCCCCTCTTACAACACCTAATCATGGACTTATAGTTGAATATGAAGATAATTTATACTATTCTGCAAGATATGATGTAGAAATGAATACTGCAGATCCTACATCAAATAGTTTAGATGTATGCAGAAAATATCTATTATTATTTGCCACAAATATTATTGAACTCGGAAGCATGGTATCGTGTGATTTAGATGGAGAACCATATTTAGTAGACAGGCTAGAAGCGACTTCATATCAAAAAGATGATGGAACTGGAACTATAGTAGATTTCTTAGATTGCTTTACAGCATGCCCTATAAATAGAAATGGTATACAATTGATGTCTCAAACAGGTTTAGAAATTGCATTTGCAACGGCTGACAGCGCAAATTCTCCATTACTTGTAGGTGATGATGGTGAAATATATACAATAATTGGAACAGAATCTGCGATACCTGATTATGATGGGAATAGTAACGTTATAATTTTTGATAGAGATGATATAATTCTCAGAAGAAAATTGTGTGAAAATTTTAAGTATTATAATACTGTTGGAGTATACTCTTCAAGTACTCATCCTACAAATCTTATAACAGATTCTTATCTAGAAGAATCTGCCATTTCCCCAGACTCTGGAGAAGTCTTAGAATTTACAATTGATACATGTGCTGGATTTGATGACAACGATCAAAATTTTTGCTTTGGTCCTGCTCTTGAAGGTCCTGCAAGAAGAATGCACCCATATTACACGTATTTTGGCATAAGACAAGGACAGACTTCTTTAGATAAACTAAGAAAATTTTATTTTGATAGATGTATTGATTAACTATGGATAGAAATGAAAGAGTTGTTTTAAATGAATTTAAATCTAAGGAACAGAATAATACCAATATTACTCTTAAACAAGATTTTATAAATTCACATAATCTTATTCCAATAGAACCTTTGGAAGAAGAGGTAGACATTTCTGCAATCTTTATGAATGAAAGAGATACTTCTAATTGTTATAGATTTCTTGGAAATATAAATACTGTTGCTTCAAATGTTCTTTTCAATTGGAATGGTGCCAATTCATATGAAACCATATTAGGTCTTATGGATTATGATAGCGGAGATCCAGAATCAACTGATGAATACGTTTTTACTCAAAATGAAATTTTAAAAGAAAAAAATGGATGGTTTTACTATCTTGCTTCAGGTGAAAGTGTATGCCAAAAAAGTTTTTTAGAACCTGTTCCAGACAGATTTTATCCATTGAATGCTTCAGGTGATACAAATTGGAATGTTTGGCTAACATACCCAAAATATACAGACTTAATCCCATTAACATTCAATCAAGTTGATATTCAAGATGGAATTGCAGTTTACTCTGGAACTACCATAACAATTGATAATAGGCAAATGACTGCATTTATTTGTTCGATAAATCATGGATTAAGTGTCGGTGATGAAATTGCCATTAGAAGTAATCCGATCCTTCCAGCAACTAATACAGGTTATGAAGGAATATTTAGTATTTATGAGTTAGGATTTGGAGATGGGACTTATTTATCTAACACTTTTATAATAGATTATGTGATTCCTAGCGGTATTACTGCAGGGCTTTTTTCGAATACTAGAACATCTTTCAAAAGAAGAGTTGAAGGGTATGAATCAGAATATCACGGAAGATGGTTTGAAAAAATATCTAAGCAATCTGAATTAGAACTTTATAACACAGCATTTGCTACAAATATTTATAGAGATCCAATATATTCATATATTTTTAATAAAGAATATGATACAAACTTATATAGAGATTATTTAGGCAGACCTTTAACAGAAATTTATGTTACGGTTGTTAAAAAACAGGATATTTATAACAACCAACCATTTTGGACTTCATTAGAAAGCGGTTTAAAAACAGTTATAACAAATTCTGAATATGATATCAATACAATAAATTCAGTAACTAATAATGATTCAATTGAAAATAATTTATATTCAAATACGATTAGTTTCTTTGGAGATATAATTGAATATAATCCAGTTAGTCAAACTGAAAACGTTTTAGAGGTAGCATATCATAGATTTAATACCACAAATCGAGAGAATTACAATTTTTTAGAAGGATATTATTATAAACCACATTATAAACAACAAATAAGAAAATTTTCAGACTATGTTGAAGTTAGTACAAATGAAAACGATGATATTCCAGACTACGCAAGCGATCTCGGAGATGGGAGAAAAATTTGGAGAGATGTTTTGCCCAATGATTTTAGTAACACTGACAATATTCCATTTTTGAATGGATGTCATTATATTTATAATAACATAATTTTAACAATTCAACGTCAAGATCCATGTAATATTTATAATTCACCAAATGTAACATTGGTTGAAGGTATTTGTGATGTTGAAATCCTTCAACAATTCGAACAAACAACACCTTCAAATAACTTCTGCGAATAATGGAAAAGATAACGTTGAATATAAATACTTTGGGTGAAACAGGCAATTATATAAAAATTCCTATTAACAATTTTTTCATTCCTATGGATAATGATGAAGTTGTTCAAAATGAATTTATTCCTGATGCTGTTATAGAAGGACTGAATCCCATTGAAGACTATGAAAAGAAACGATTTTTACCTTGGAATGGTATAACTCAATTAATTATAAGATTAAAACAATCTGGATCAACACCTCTTCACTATGATGATTTTGGTTATTCTTATGATGATTTATTTTTCTTAAGAAATTCATTCAAAAATTCATTTATTAAATTAAATTTTTATGATTCACCCGACCCTTCCAATAGAAGACTGGCATTTCAATCTATAATTTATAATCAGATAAACTCAGACCAAAGAGACCCGATAACGAAATATCCGTTACCAATAGCTACAATGCCTATAACCTATAGAATTGTAGATCCTATAAAGGTAAAAATTGGGATTTCTGAAGGATTTTATTTGTACTGGCTTAACAATCCACCAAACACTCAATATCCTATTAATTTTTATATGACAGCTTCATATCATAACGCTTTAGATGGTATTATTACTCCTTTGATAGCTTATGATTTTCCAAGTCTACCTATAAATCAATTTAACGCATATAATTATGTGAAATATACTTTATCAAGCATAAATGGAATTAGCCAATACCAAGTCGATATGAACAATAGAACTATATCGCAAGTAGGTTCTGACTTATACATAGATTTTTACATTCCAGATTTATTATGATTACAATAAAAAAAAGAATTTGCTTAGAGGACTTTTTAAATAAGGCTTATCCAATCGTTAGACCAGGTATAAGTAAAAAACTGCTTGATCAAAACGGTTGCCCTATTCCAGAAATTCCTATTAACGCTGAAGACTATATAAATGAAAATGAGAAGTATAACAAGATTGATAAAAGTTTTATCAATATTTTAGTGCATTTTGAGCAGACTTTTGATAACATTGGAATTTTTACAAATGAAGAATTTATACCTTCTGATGAGATTATAAATTCAGAGCCCGATTATTTCACAAGAATTTCAGGATTGAATATTGAAAATTATTATACTTTTGATGAATATTTAGTCACAGGATTCACTGAATCTCAAGTGGAAGTTGTAGCATCTTACAATGAAAACAATCCATTTATTGTAAATTTAAATGTTTCAGATACACCTTCTTCAGAGTTCACAGGTGTATTAGAATTCAAAGATTCAAGTGTGGTGTATGTTATAGGTGGAGCTTTGAATTTGGGTCAATACGTTCCAAATACAGGTATTATTTATGAAACTTTTTTAATACCAAGAATTGTTCAAAACCCTTTAACAGGTGAATATAGAGCTATAGATTTAACAACTTTCAAATATTATACAAAAGGCATTCGTAATTATAATACGGTATTACAAGCATTAATTCATGAAGAAAAATTTTTAAATATTGTATTTGAGCCAACTATAGACAATGATGTTGTTGTCGATAGAGGAACTGTTAATATAAGTGAACGACACTTAAAACTTTCAGAAATAGATTCAGTTGGTCAAATGGTAAAATATGGACAAAATTTTTTTAATGTGGTAGATAAGTAATTTAAATTTTATAAAACAATATTTATATTAAATAAAAAAAGATAATGGCAACAGGCGTTTTTGGTATCAAAAGAAGTGCAGACTTTAAAGTTCGTGATTGTGAAATTTTTTACACTTACAGTCAAGATAGAACTATAAATACTACTGAAGTTTTAACATTAAATCCCAATCAGATTATTCAGAAAATTGATGACCCTAATGATGCAGGAACAATATTAGGAGGACTATATAATTTAACTTTACCTACAGCAATTTTCAATAAAAAAGGGATCTATAATATTTATATTAGACCTAAAAGAATAAGAACCAGAATTCTCGATTGCGGTGTTCTTTCATCAAAACCTGATATCAGAGGTGTTTTGTTTGATTTAACAACTGTGAGTTCAGAAGATGTGTCAAAGTTTGAAAATGGGGGTCTTATTGGATATAGAATTGAATACATTGCAACCAATCCTACAACTGATGAGAAAAAAGTGCAAAATTTGTTTAGAATAATAACTTCAAACAATAAAGTTGAACCTGTTAGTGAAAATCTTAATAATACCACTCAAAAAGGAGTAAAATATAGATTGAATGACAATAGTTCTTTAGTATTCTGCACGGTAACACCATCTTCTGCACCTTCTGTAAAACCGAATGCTGTTCCATTCATAGGATTGCCAAATCAAGAGGTATTCATCATACCAACATTTTTTGATCCTGTTCATTTAGAAATTGAATTAGTTGAACATGATTTTGATACTTTGGCAATTGGATTGTATGGTAATCAATCTAAATCTGTTGCGGATGGAGTTAGAACTTATTATAACGATGATAACGAAATTTATAAGCAGTTTACAGAATATGTGATTAAAGATGATGTAACTGAAGAAAAACTTTACGAAGTAAAACAAGAAAAAGATAATATAGATTTTTCAAAAGATTTTAATACAATTTCTAACATATAATGGCTGAAAAGTATGTAGGGACAATCCCACACAAAACAAATGATTTAACATTAAATGAAACGTCTACCGTTATTTATACGGTTGGCGGTGTGGATATTACTACAAACTTATCACCTTCAACAGGAAGATCTTATTTTCCTCCGAAGTTTTCAGATTTTACTACTTTAGAAACTGTAGGTGAAATTCCTTTGAAAAATTCATTATTTAATCCTAATAGATCTTTAAATCTTTCAATAGATAAAAGGAATGCAAAATACTTTGCAAAATATGGTTCTTTATTAGAATTAGTTAGGGTTTCTATAGAAAATATTATCTTAAAATATCCTGCTGCAATACATTCTAAAACGACTTTATTAGGTAACAGTGGGTTAAATATTCTTAATGCAGGTTACAGTTTTGTTGATGATATTACAACATTTTCAGCAAATACAAGCTATTTCTCTAATCCATTTGGAATTTATTATCAAAATAAACTAGAATTTAATTTTAGTGATGAAAGAATTGCTATTTTAAGAAACCTTACTAAGAACTTCAACAAGTATGAAGTTATAATTGATGGTATAGCCTATCCAATTTTGGAATTTACACCTTCAGAAAGAAGTAGTAACGATATAGTTAAAATAAAAATTCATGGAGAGCCTTTAGACCAGGGCAATAGTTCTAAAGAATTTTATATAAAACCTATCGAATCAGAAATTGTAAAATTTTATGAATCTTTAGACGAATTTGAAGAACACCTTTTGAATAGAGATTTAGATTATGAAGCCCTTTTTAATGCAAAAAGAGAAGTTGATAGTGGATTGATATTAGAATATGTTTTATCATTAAAATTTCCTAAGATTGATAATTATAATCTGGATATTTCAGGTAGAAATTATGAAATCTATTTAAGTGAGCTTTTAGAATACGCTAAGAATTTTGATGAAAAGGAAGGAAATATTCTAATGAGAAAATTCGTTCCAGATTCAGTTCAAAGTGTAATATTGGAAGATGTAAATTCTGCATATCCCACATACGGTGAAATTAATAGATTGTTAATTGTTTATGGAAGAGAATTTGATAAACTTAATCTTTACACCGAAGGAGTTAGATATTTAAATTCTGTTACATATTCAGGTTACGACTCTGTTCCAGAAGCATTACTACCAGAATATATAAAAACTCTTGGATGGGATTTAGACGCTAATCCTCCAATTCCAAACAACTTACTTAAACTTTTAGGTTTAAATTCTTCATGGGTTTTCAAATCAAAAGGAACCCGAAATGCAATAGAATTTATTTTAAATTTCTTTGGAATTCCAAGAAGTATTGTTGATTTTAATGAATATGTCATAAGAGCAAAAAAACCTGTCGATGTTGAAAAACTTAAATTCTATTATTCATTACTAAGTCCTGATGCAGATTTTGATATTACAACATTACCTATTGATGAAAACGGATATCCAGTATTTATCAAAGATAATGATCAAGATTATTTTCAAAGATATGGAGAATTAGATAGAGGTTATTCTTATTTTTATAAATATTTTAACTTATTTCCAAATGGATTTACAGGTTCCACTGTAACTTATAATGAAGAAATAAATAACTATAAAGTTTTATTTGAACAGAATTTTGATGGAACAGGTTCTACATTATCTTATTCAGTAGTAAATGAAACGCTTCTTTCAGGAGGATGCTTTCAGGTTTCAGGTGAGACCATTACAGACCCATTACCAGAAATATTTTTGGATGATTGCGGTTGCCCACTTCCAATTTCAGATAATGTAGTTAAAATATGTGTAGAACCCTATGTATTTACAGGTTGTACAAATATTATTTTAGATTTATGGTATCAATGTTCACCAACAGGTGATACGGCTGAATTAAATATTGATGTTTATGGTGGTACACCTCCATATGAAATTTTTGGTGCCACTGATGGTCAAATTGTCCCTACAGGTGAAACATATAATATTTATGCTGTAGATTCAAATGGATGTTCTTCAGATGTATATGAGATTTATATAGATTGCCCAGATCCTTGTCTTGATAATGATTTAGATATTGATTTGTCATATGAATGTAATCTTGATGAATATGGAAGAAACGATGGAACTGCAACAATATCATTAAGTTTTACAGGTACAAATATTACAGCTGTTAACGATGGGGATTTAGTTGAGCATGGAAACACTGTGTCCGTAACTGTTACCAATGAAATAGGATGCACTTTGACTAAATTTATCTACATTAATTGCCCAGAACCTGAAGTAAATCCATGTATAGATCCAATATCAATTACAGCTTCATTAGAAACTACAAGTGTTAATTTGGAAGAATGTTCAGGTAAAGTAAATGTAGTATATGATTTAGATCCATTACCATTTGGATATATTATTGATGAAGTAACATTAACTGTAACAGTAAATGGTGATTATACAAATACAGCTATAGGGGGAGGACCAGTAGTAACCACATTTAATTCTTTAACAGGTGTAAAAACCATAGATTTAGATTTTTCATTCCTTTGTAACGATTTTGTTAGCATTCCTTCAAGTATCACATTAGACATCACAGTTAATGCGTTATTTGTAGATGCATGTGAATATGAGGAAAATTTCTCTCTTACAGTGAATCCAAGACAACTTGGAGATTATGACGATGAAACACAAATAGTAAACCCAACATTATAATGTCTTGCCTAAGTGATTTAAGAATAAAACAAACTGTAACATATGATAGCACTCCAGATACAACAAATGGATTGTTAGATGGACAGGTATATGTTGAAATATTGAATACTTATGGAGATTTTATATCAGGTGAAGTTATTGTAAGTCAAGTAAGAGATTTACCTGTCGTAGATTTAGAAGATGAACCAATTACTGAAACACAACCTCTTACTTCAACAGGTGAAACTTTAAGTTTTAATTTTTACTATCCTTCTAATGAACCAAACAATATCGTTATAGATATATTGGTTAAAATTAGAGTTGGTGATTGCTTTTATGAAAAGAAGTGTACCCATGTGTTATTAACACCAAATCCTTTTGAATATATCTCGTTTTGTAATGAGTTAGTTCAAGGATATGAAGTTATTTCAGGGTGTACTAATCCATTATATTATGAATACAATCCAAATGCTAATGTAGACGATGGAAGCTGCGGTATCTTAAAACCTATATTTGGTTGTTCAAATCCTTTAGCATTAAATTATAACCCTTTAGCTACATTTAATAATGGAACTTGTATTTTCAAATCTGGATGTACAAATGCCTTGGCAATAAACTATGATTCAACTGCTGTTATTGATGATGGTTCTTGCGAATGTGGTGATATAAATATACAAATGGATTTTGGATATAGCTCTGGAGAAACTTTTGTAGTTGAACCAAATTGTCAATATCTGATCGAGTTTGATTTAATGGCAGAAATCGAATGTGGCAAACTTATAGATTATTTGAGTAATGATACAAGAACGATCTTAGAAGTGCTGTCAGAACTAAAAATAAACGCTCAAGCACAAGTTTTAACAAATGAAGAAAATAGAATTATTGAATATACAGGTGGTACTGTTCAGTATACAGGTGAGACCTCTTATCTTTTAATACAGAATGAAAATTTATTTACTTTTGATAAAAACATTATTCCTTATGGAATTGGAATTTATGGTGATGCAGAAGATTGTGCTTTCATAAATAATTTGATTTCTACAGAATTACAAATAGATTGTCCTGTAGAATCAGTAGTCGAACAAAGGTTTAAAAAATCTTGGAAAAGATATACTTTTATTTTAAATTCAGATTTAATACAAACTTTTGTTAGGTTTAATTTAAATTTTCAAAATTTTGATTTTGGTTTATGTACATACATTGATAATTTAAAACTTTCAAAACTTTGCACTATTAATCAAGAAAGATGTGTAATAATTCCAAGTAGATATGGTTTCGAATTTGATAAAATTATTGATAATAAAAAATCTTGGGTTTATACAGAAGAAGCTTTAAATAGACTTTACGATTATCAAGGTCAAGATACTGCTTATCGAGATTTTGATTCTAGATTAATTTTTAATACAAAAGAATTAGAATTAGTAATTAATCCTGTTAAATATATTGAATCAGATGTATTAGAATATTATAACTATTATAGTAGGTTTTTCAATGATATTGATGAAAGATATACCGAATTAACAATGAATAGAATTCAATTTGAATCCATTAATGTTATAGGTAGACAATACATAAGACAATACCCATATCTCCAAAGCATTTATGAGCAATATTTGGATGGACTTGACTGTGCCCCTTCGAAAGCTTTGGATTATCCTTATGGATTAGAAATTATTAATAGAACTGGTGATTATTGGTATAGTGCGGTAAAACAATTGATACCTGCAACTTCCATTTGGAATGAAGCAAAACATATTTTAAAAAATAACGTATTCCACAAACCAAAACATGTGTATAAAAAATATACATTAGGAGGTTCAAGTGATACAGATATAGCTCCACCATCAGGTGTAACGATTGCATGTAATACTTTATCAAATACATGTCTTAGTGAACCATTTTCAAGCATCGATAATTTTTTGAATTTTAATTTTGGAAATGTTGAATGTACTTCAATTTATTCAGGAGGAACTTTTGGATATTCAGGTGGCAGTGGAGATGGAAATTTCTCTGGAAAATTAGTTCAATTCAGTACTAATGCAAGTGGCGATACAACTATTGAAAATTATTTTGGTTTTGATGATTACCTTTGTATAACTGGAAATCCAAACGATATTTGTACAAATGCTAATATAAATATAGAATTAGATTACACTTGCGGAACTTATGTAGAATTAGGTGAAACTTTAAATACAGGTTATGCAAGTTTATCAGTAAATGTTTCAGGTGGCGAAGCTCCATATACAATAACAGGAGCAAACGATGGTGATACAGTTGAACATGGACAAACAGTATTAGTAGTAGTTACTGATGCTAACGGATGTAATGCCAAAAAAGATATATATATTAATTGCCCACCTGATTGCGGACCTATAATTACAACTCTAATTTTAACTCAAGATTGTGATACTGAACTTGGAAATAATACTGGATTTGCAACCATAGATTACACTGTAGGTGGAGGATTAGCTCCGTATAATGTCACAGGAACCGTGAATGGAGTACCATTTGATCCAGATGCTAAGAATACATTTGAACATGGAGATGTTATTATAGTTACAGCTACAGATTCAACACTATGTTCACCTGCTGAGGCTATATTAGTGATAAATTGCCCAACTAATGATTGTAGTACTACAGATATAAATATTTCATTAAGTGCAGAATGTGATACAAATGGATGTGGTCAAACAGTTGGAACTGCTACATTATCTGTTTCTGCATCAGGTGGCGTTGCACCATATACATTCTATGATGCGATATCAAACACTTTTGTAACAAATGGTCAAACAGTTCTTGATGGAAGATATTTATATATCTATGCAATGGATGCAAATGGTTGTATTTCTGATTTATACCCATTAACAGTTTCATGTGATAATTGCAGTTCTTATGCTGAAGATTTAACGTTAAGAACTAGAATTGTCAATGTATTATTCTCTGGAAATAATGCACAATTTAGATTAGATTATACTATAGGTGGTATATTAGCTTCAGAACTTAGTTCAATCAATTATACAATAAACGCTGTTCCTGGTAATATAACAACAGGTTCATCAATCAATAGAACATCTTTAACTGGAAATAATATACAGATTGCTGTAAATTATAGCCCAGATCCTTCACAGGATACAATATTTACATATACAGCTGTTATAACATTAACTAATGGTTGCACCTTTGAATACACAGGTTTTTTAAATGTACTATTAGAATCTAACGACCAAGAAACAATAAACTTTATTTGCTAACATGTCATACATAATCGAGAAAAAAAACCCATTAATCCTAACGAAGCTAACAGCCAAAGGAAGACAAAAGCTTGCAAAAGGAGCTTTAACTTGGAGTTATTGGTCTTTAGGAGATTCAGAAGTAGATTACAAAAATATTAATTTGGTTCCAACAGAATTAGGAACATTAAATATTTTGAAACCTAAAGATTTTCAACCGAATACAAAAACTTTTATTGAGAAAGTTGATTGTAGTATTCTTATACCAATTGAACCTGCCGAAAGACAAGTTATTGAATGCTGTGTTAAAAACAAAGCTATCGAAAGAGGATTTTTCTCTGGCACTACAGATGAATTAATAACTTCATCAAACTACATAAAAACCTATGGAAAAGTAAATCTTTCTCAATTCAATGGAACTGCAACTATTGATATAGGAACAGTTGATTTTAATGATGGTGATTATATTCTATTTAAAATAGCTAAACCTACTACAGGTGATTTATCTTATTCAGAAACTGAAGCAGCTGTACTTTATCTTTGGTATAAAATTGAAAAAACTCCATTGTCAACAATTATTACCGTAGATAGATATTTGCCTTATTTTTCATTTTTAACAAATGTACCTGTGAACTTCTATATTTTCCCTGGAGGTGAATCTATTACAGAATTTTATGGAAGTGGCTCAACTATACCTTATTGGAATAATGAAACCTTAGAATTCATAAGTAACTGTGATCTTTCTAAAGAAGATGTTAATGTTCTCAACATGAATAATGTTTGGAATGAAACTATGGCTGGAACTCAATCAGCTTATGAATGGTACAAATATTACGGCTCAATGGATTATATTGGGCAGAAAGAATATTTAGGATATAATATAGATTGCCCAGAAGTTATAGAAGCCCCTACAGATTGCGAAGACAGACTTTTAAGTGTGTATGATGATTATGTAAAAGGTATTGGAATTATCCATTTTACAAATCTAAATATTTCAAATGATTATGGTGAAAAATTCCATATTGACCATGATTTAGATGAATTTTTAACCATAAAGATGCCAACAATTATGTGGCATAGAAGATGGTTTGGAGGTTCCAATGTTGGAAATATCATAGGGATGAATTTTATAAGTTCTGGAGCTTTAAAAGAAGTTCAAAACAGCAACATTACATACTACGATTTGATCGAAGACCCTGCTTTTATCAATCCATCAGGAACGACAATGATTGTTGGAAGAGTTTATCCAGACTTAAAGATTGTAACTATTCATGATGAAGAATTACTTGCAACAATGTCTTATAAAGCCAGCAGAAATTTTACTTTACCAAGATTAGATGGTAGAATGATATTTCCTTTGAATGGATTAGGAACAGGTGTACTTGCAAAAGGTAAAACTATGTATATGACATATGTATTAGAAGCAAATAATGGGCTTCAATACTTTTTACCTCAGCAGAAATATACTAAGTTCATTAATAATTCTAAAATCGATAGAGATATTGAATTTTCTATAGAAGATACAGGTCTTCTTCCATATATGAGACAATTAGAGCAAGGAGGTTACGATGGATTAGGATTTTATGCCAATAGATTTAAAGTTCTTGTGCAAATTGTAGATAATCCTGATGATAGACCTGAACCTGAAAATTGGGTAGCTTTGAATTACACTTCAAACAATATCACTTATGTGAATAACTATACAATTAATCCAATACTTTTTGAAAATCAAAATATACAAGAAACTGGATTTATTCTAAATAAAACAAAATATCTCACAGGAACAGTTTATAACCTTAGCAACCTTCAAATCCCACTTTTGAATTGCCCTGAAGACCTTCAATTTGGAGATGAAAGATTTTTCTTTGGAAATTTAGATACTTTCATTGGAGCTTGCATTTACAGAACAGTATTTAAACTTATTATTGATGTAAATGAATATGTTAAATCAAGTAATCCTACTTGGACTGATGGAAATGACTTTTATTTTACAGAAGTTGGTCTTTATGATGAAGACCAAGAACTCGTTGCTATAACAAAAATGAGTAGACCTGTAAAAATGGATCAAAACACTAAATTTGCATTAGAAATTTCTTTGGATTTTTAACTATAAAAGAATATTTATATAAAAATAAAACATGAAAATTAAATTAAGCGAACTAAGACAAATTGTTAAGTCGATTATTAAAGAACAGAGTGGAACTACAACACCTACACCACCAAATATTAATGCGGATTTGACAAAAATGAAAAATGTACCTGTTAGATGGTATTTAGATGAGGGAAATACTAAGCCTTTTATGATAATGACAATTAAAAATATTATACCTTCTGGAGATAGAATTAAAATTGAAGGCTTATGGGAAGGTGCACCAAATACTTCTAATTCAAATATGACTTTAATATGTGCAAATAATTTTGTTTTATATAGAGATCTTAGCAGAGACGAACTTGTTAAACTATATAACACAAAATACATTGAAAAATTAAAAGCTCTACTTTGCACAAAAAGTGCAGGAGGGTTAGAAGTTACTAATATCGGTGATTATTCTTCAACAACTTCAAAAGCTCCAATGAATGTTGCGGAATCCAAAAGAAAACTAACTAATGTTATAAGACAAGTTATTAAGGAACAAAATCTCACTAAAGAAAAACACCTTGTAATGGGTGGTGCTACAGAACTTTTTGAGAAAAATGGATATACTATAAAAAGATCAAGTGGTTCTCCATCTGAAGGAGGGGTTGTAGAATTATCAAATGGTGAAAATACCGTTATTTTAAAAAGCTCAAATATTTCAAATACTATTCAAGTGAATGGTGGCAAAGTTTTTAAATATAGTACTGTAAATGACCAACAATTTAAAATTGCAACTATGGCATTAGGTTTATAATTTGAAATAATAATTAACAATAAATCAAAAAACAAAAAAACCTTTAAATTTAAAGGTTTTTTGTTTTTATAAGAAACTGTTATATTATAAATAAAAAATGGAACCAAAATATATTCTTTCTTTAGATGTAAGCACTTCTACATTAGGCATCAGCCTTTTCGAAGACATGGGTGATCATGGTAGATTGGCAATTTTAACACATTTTGAACCTAAAATAAATCCAGAACCCCCTACGCAACTTGAACGTTTAAAAGAAAAAGCTGACCTTTGTGTTCAAAAAATTTCACAAGATTTTGCTGAATATAATATCTGTAGCATCATAGTCGAAAAACCGTTGTTAAATTCTATTTCACAGAAGATTGCAAAACTTCTTGAGATATTTAATGAATACTTCACAAAACAACTTTCAACCAAAATGAATGTCAAAGTTGACTTTATAACTGTTGATGATGCAAGAAGATATGCTTTACCTGAATTGTTGGGAAAGAATGGTAAAATGATGTCAGATTTCCCAAAGAAAATTGCAGATCTCGGAAAGAATGAATGGAGTAAATTCCTTATTATGTATTTGGTTAGCCAAAGATATCCTAAAATCAAGTGGTTGCTAAATTCTACCTTAAAAGTAAATAAAAAGAATTTTGATAGAGCTGATAGTGTTGTAGCTGGACTTGGTTATATGATAAAAGAAGGTTATTGGTCTAAAATGGCAGATAAAGCATTTTGGGAAGAGTCTGATTTTTCTTATGAGAAATGTGTAGAAATCATAGAAAAAAATGTAGCCTATGAGAAATTTGCTTCAGAGTTTATTGATAAAAACAAAGATTTAGCTCCAGAAGATAAACTAAAAGTCAAAAAGAAATATTTGAGTGAACTTTTTGAAATACAAAAATATTTGAATGTTGAATTGTAAATTATATTAAATTCATGTATTTATATGTATGAAGGTAGTTATAAATGACAAAAAATTCAAAGTAAAAGTTCAAAATTCTCCAAGAGAGATAGAAAGGGGGATGATGTATAAAACGTTTGATAATTCTTTCAATGGAATGTTATTCGTTATGAATTCAAAAGAACATTCTTTTTGGATGAAAAATTGTATTATTCCTTTGGATATTATTTTTATCAATGGAGATAAAATAACAAAAATCCATCATAACTGCCCACCTTGTGAAGACGAACCTTGTAAAGCCTATAATGGTAGAGGTAATTATGCTTTAGAATTAAAAGGTGGCACTTGCAAAAATTTAGGAATAAAAACAGGTGATATTGTTTCATTGCCATCACATCTTCATGCCAATAAGAACGATGAAAATTCAAAATTAAAAAATCTTGTAAAAAAGATAGTCAAAGAGGAATTAAAAAATAAAAAGTTATTCTAAAAGATATTTATATTAAAAATAATATGAAAATTAGATTAAGCGAATTAAGACAAATTATTAAATCTGTTATTAAAGAACAAAGTACCACAGGAGAAAACATTTGTTCTAAATTTATATTAATTAGTAAAGACCAATTTATGAAAGAAGCATCAAAACTTTCATTAAATACTGGTAGTGATACTGATGAAGCTAAAGTTACTGTTATGAATAGCAAAAAAATTTATAAGTTTAATGGTACTAAAGATGAAGCAAATAAAAATTTATCATGTATCGGTATGAAAATGGGTGTAAGTAATTATGATTATTACGAGCCAGGTTTATATTCAAAACAAAAACCAGGATATTTTTATATAGGCGTTTACTAAATAATAAAATTTTTAAATAAAACCTCTTTGGAACTTTCTAAAGAGGTTTTTTGTTTCCAAAGAAACAAAATAGTTTTTGATGGAAGATCTTTTCAATATCATCATAAGAACTTTTGGTGGCTACAGAAACAAAAATCATGATTCTGGGCAGATAAGTGTTGACTGCCCAAATTGTGATGATGGAAATCACAAAGGAAATCTTGAAATCAACATCTTTAACGATGTATATTCATGCTGGGCGTGTAGAGAACTTCCTGATGGAGTTAAGGGAAGAGATATTAGATGGCTTATAAGAAAATATGGTACATCTGATGATTTTCAATATTATAATGAATTAAGACCTAAATCCCCAAAGCTATATGAAAGACCTCAGAAGGATGTTATACTTCCTTATGAGTATAAAACTTTTACAAAGATTAATGAAAAATCTTCAGGTTATAAAATAGCCTTAAAATATTTATCCGATAGAGGCATATCTAAAGAAATTATAGATAAGTTCAATATCGGATTTTGCGATTCTGGTTATTACGAAGGAAGAATAATTATACCATCATTTAATCGAAATGGTTTTTTAGACTATTTTGTTTCCAGAGATTATACTGGAACTTCTAAAGAAAAATATCTTAATCATACTAATGATAAATCCAATATCATTTTTAATGAATACTTTATTGAATGGGATATGTCAATTATTCTTGTTGAGGGGGTCTTTGACCATATTGTAACTATCAATTCAATTGCATTGCTTGGCAAAGCAGTTTCCCCCAAACTATCATCAATTCTTCAAAAAAACCTCAATGGTAATTTGTATATTCTTTTTGATGAGGATGCAATTGATAATGCCGAAGAACTTAAAAAGCAATTAAATTTCGGAGCTTTAAGAAATCGTGTGTATATCATAAAACTGCCTAAAGGAGAAGATCCTTCTTCATTATTCCAAAAATTAGGTAAAAAAGAGTATTATAAAGCACTTTCTAATTACATTATGAGATAATTCTCAAAAATAATTTTGAACTTGTTTAAGATTATAAACGTTATAAATAAATTATGATTAAAAAAATTATACATACTGCTGATTGGCATTTAGAGCCATATAAAAATCATCAAAGATTTCAAGAAGTAATAGATTCATTTGAAAGTTCAATTATTTCAGAAGTTGGAAATATGCCTTCTGAAGAGGTAAGAATTGTTATAGTGGGAGATTTGTTTGATAATAGAACAAAAGAACCTTCTAATGAAGCTTTTGTTATAATGATGAATACTTTAAAACGTCTTTTGGATCGATTTAAACTTATCATAACAATTGGTAATCATGATTATGATGCGCATAATAAGCAAAAGATGGATTGCATTACACCTGTTGTAGAAGCTTTAAAATTATACAACTCAGACAACATTGTTTTTCTTAAAGAAACCTGTATTTATGTTGATGATAATATTACCTTTTGCAACTATTCAAATTTCAATGGGAACAGTAGACCCGAAATTGAACAAAGTTTGAAGAGTAACCCAAATAAGACACATATAGGACTATTTCACGATGTACTTCAAGGTGCTATAAATTTCAAACAATATGATTTCACAGTTCATCAAGATCATACTGAAAAAGTTGATATTTTTGAGGGCTGTGATTTTGTTATGATGGGTGACATTCATAAACATCAAACGCTAAAATATAAAGTCCCTGTAGTTTATTGTGGAAGTTTATACCAGCTTAACTATGGTGAAAGTATTGAAGGGCATGGATATGTTCTTTGGGATATTGAAAAACGTTCTTTTGAGTTCAAAGAGATTTCAAACAATTATGGTCTTTATAAAGTAACATTTGATTCTTTTGAAGATGCAATCATTGGCAATTTTAAATTTACAAATTAAAAAAATTGAATTATGAGTGAAGAGAAAAAAACCTTAGACTTAAAATCCTTTCATTATTTAGAAAATGGAAGAGTTTTGTATTCAAATTTAAACACCATAAAATGTACAAAAATATTAGATCCTGGTGTGTATAATCTAAAAAACTCTGGATATCCAAAGTATGAAAATGAATTAACTTTGGCGGAAATGGTTGAATCGATCAAAATCCATGAGTTTCCAGATAAAGAAAGGATTGATACACTTTTAACAAAATTTATTGATCCTGAAATAAAAGAAAAAGTGAAATCTGCAGGATTTTTGCATAAGACAGGGGTTTTACTTTACGGTAAAGAAGGAACAGGTAAATCTACAATTTTAAAATATTTCTTTTCAAAATATGTTGCTCAAAATAATGCTTTAGCAATTTACATTAATGAGCATGAACAGATTGGAAAAGTTTGGGATTTTGTTATAGCATTAAGACAAACCCATAACAATCCAATATTCATAATTTTTGAAGAAATAGATTCATTATTTAAAGAAAAACATCATGAATCAACATTAAAATCTATATTAGATGGAAACCTTTCAATAGATAATTGCATTTTCTTTGCTACTACTAATTACATCAATGATATTCCATCTGCACTAAAAGATAGACCATCCAGATTTAAATATAATTTTGAAATTGAAGGCATCCAAGAAAAACAAGATGTTATAAGAATTATAAAAAATATTCTAAAGGAAGATTATTCTCAAGAGGAAATTGAAGAATTTTCTAATGGGCTTACAGGTTCGACCATTGATACAATAAAACAATTCTGTTTAGATAAAATTATGAATGTAAAATCAATTTCTAAAAATAAAAAAAATATTGGCTTTGGAAAATAATATTTTAAAACCTAATACAAAGGTAAAGATAGAATGGCGTGGCTATTATCATGAAATTACCAAAACAAAGGAAAATGATATAAAAGAAACTTTCTCAAAAAAGTATAATATCCCAAAGAACCTCATTGAAATTGAGAAAGTGTATTTGAAAAAGTCTGAAAATGAGGAGCGAGTTTCAACAGCTATTTTAGATTCTCTTTTGAATAAAGATAAGCTTCAAAAAGCCTACAAAGATTTTTTCACTGAGAAATACCCAAATGAAAGCTTTGATAATTTTCTGAAGATCGATGAAGAGGTTTCCTCACAATTAGAAGGCTTAGATAAGAATCATGAGTTTACTGAGAGAAAATATAAGTTTCTTTGGATAAAAGCTAAAAACATATTTTCATTTTCAGATTTCTTCAGAGATTACACAAATGATACAGGTGTAACAACGATCTATTCTTATCCAGGAAATCAAGGAGGTAAAACTTCTCTTTCAAGAATGCCATCTTTCCTGCTCTTTGGAAATAAAATAAAATACGGAAGGAAAACGAGTATCACATTCCCAGATGTTTTTAACCATTACACCGAAGATAATGAGGCATACATTCAAGGTGAAATTCAAATCCAAAATGATGTGTTCTTTCTTAGAAGAAATTTAACAAAATCTAAAAAGGGTGCCATATCCCACTCATTCCACATTTATAAATATGATGAAGAAGGTGAGTATGTAGATTTCTTAGGGAGGAAAGCAATAAACTTAAGTATTCAACAAGGGCAAGTAACAAGAAAAAAGTTTGAAGATGTTATAGGTTCATATGAGGATTATATTTTCTCAAGTTACTATGAATCTCAAAACGTAGAAAAATGGCTTGAAACAACAGAAACTGAACGTTACAGACTGTTTTGTGAATATTTGGGATTAGGTATACTTGAGCAGAAATATCAGTTAGTTTCAAAGATATTGTTAAATCATTCTAAAACAAGTTTGACTTCAAAATTTAGTTTAGAACAATTAAAAAATCAAATAACTTCAGACGAATCTGAAATTTTAAATATTGAAAATGAAATAAGTTTTTCTCAAAAGAAGATTTCTAAAAATCAAAAAAATGTAACAAATTTTCAGAATAAAATAATAAAATTAACTTCAAAGTTAAGTCCACTAAATTCAAAAATAGTATCTTTAACAAAAGAGGATATTGAATCGGATATAGAAGATAAGAAGATTGCTTTTGAAAACGTAAAATCTGAAATAGGTTATATTGAAACAAAGATTAACCAATTGAATGAACAGTTATTTAACACCTCTGAAACTAAAATTTTGATCAACGAGAAGTTGAATTCTGCGATGACTTCTTTGTCTGATATTGACAAACAAGTTCCAAAAGAATTAAATCAAAAATTGAATGATTCAAAGTATAAGTTATTGGAAGTTAAAGAAACTTCCAAAATGATTGAAACTAAAAATAAAGCTTCGGATGAATACCAAAACCTTCAAGTGGAATACAAGACTGTTAATAGTGAAATACAGAATCTTACCCAAGAGATTTTAGAACTTCCAGAGAAAACTGTTTGTTCTAAATGCGGACATGAAGAATCTGCAGATCAGAAAAAATTCGCCATAGAAGCAAAGATTTCTCTCAAGAAACAAAGACTTCAAGAAATAAAAAATCTTGGCGTACAGGCTAAAATTGAGCTTGATAGAATCATATCTGAACATAAAGACATTCTTTCTAAAGAAAGCAGCAAGGTTTCTGAAGAGATACGTTCTATTGAGCAAGAAATAAATCTTTATAAGCAGAATATAAGAAATAACATTAACAAAGAAAGCCTTGAATATAAAAGGTTGTTATCATTGTATAACGATTTAGAGAAAGCTGAATCTAAACTTGAATTGAAAAATGAAACTTTAAAATTTTCAAAAGTAAAATATGAAAGTTCTTTAGAAACATTGAAGATTTATAATGAAAGTTTGAACGACATAAAGAATAACGGTAAAATTTATTCAGAAATAAAGAATGTTCAAGAGGAAGTTGATGTGATTAATAAAGAAATCAAAGATATTTCTTATGAGATAAATCAAAACAATATCAAAATCGGTGTATTGACAAATTCCATAATAAATAATCGTAATATGATTAGTGATATGGAAGCAGATTACTTCAGAGAAAGAATTTTAAAAACTTATTTACAAGTTCATGGGGATGAAGGATTAAGCCAACATATAATTTTATCAATTCTTCCTCAAATAAATGCGGATTTAGCCAAAGTTTTAGATGAAATTACCGATTTCAATTTGTTAGTAGATTTTGATAAGAAAGGCATAAGATTCTTTTATGAAAGAGATGGTGTGAGATTCAATTTATATCAAGGGTCTGGATTTGAAAAGACTGTATCTTGCCTGGCTTTACATTATGTGAATATGAGAATGACAACTCTTCCGATATCAAATAATTTGATATTAGATGAAGTTTTTGGAGGAGTGCATAAAGATAATATTGAAGCCATAAGAAAACTTCTAAAGAAGTTATGTAATGTTTTTGATAATATAGATGTTATCACCCATACCTTAACTGATGAAGTCAAAGGTATCGCAGATAATTCTATAAAAATTTTCAAAGAAAATAATTTTTCAAAAATCGTATAATTTTGGAACCATATAATATTTTATATGTTTTATAGGGGAAGTGTAACAACTTCCCTTTTCTTTTGAAAAGACACTTATTTTTAAAATTTAATTATGTTTATTGATATTGAAAAAACATATTTACCCCAAATTGATAATATTATAAAAAGATATTTTCCGAAATACTTCGAAAGAATTAAAAATTTACCTCAATCTAAAAAAAAGAAAATCCCAATACTTTCTCAAGAGGAATTAGTCGAATTGTATTTTAAATATAAAGAAGGCGATATACATTCAAGAGATTTAATGATTTACTCTCAATTGAAATTAGTCTATCTTTACGCTAAAAAATTTCATATTACTCAAAATGGCACAAACATTTCTGAAGAAGACTTAGTCGGATTTGCCAATTTAATTTTGATGGAGATAATTGATGATTATGTTCCGTTTACAGAGGGTAAAAATGAATTGAACAGCTTTTCATCTTTTATAAGAACCTGGCTGGAATTTAATCTTCACACTGAACTTAAAAAATATGGTCTGGCAATTAAGTTACCCCCAAATAAAATAACTGAAATATCTTTACAGAAAAAGCTTATCAGTAAGTATGAACAAGTAAATGGTGAATCACCAAGACATGGGGATTATATTGATTACTGTGAAAGAGGAATAAATAAAAGAGCTTTTTTTGATGTATTAAACGAAAAAATAGAAATTTATGAAAAGCAGGGTAATGAATTAATCTTGATTAAAAGTTCAAAGTTTGATACTTTAGAAGTCTTTGAAATAAAATCAGGGAATGAAATTATAAATAAAGATTCAGAAGAAGTCCACTTGGAAGTTTTCGATGGAATAAAAAGCGATCCACTTATCACTTTGAATTTCAACGATGACATTATGAAAAAGTCTATTGAAAAAGTATTGGATGACTTAACACAAAGAGAAAGAGAGTTTATAGATTTATACTATTTTAGATCTGAAGCGATAAAAAGGATTCCATCATTATTAACCCCAGATAAGAATAATGAAGGTGAAATGAGAACTTTCAATAAGACTTCTCGCAACACCATAACAGTCAAAGGAACGAAAAAAAATTCAGAAGAAGTATTTATAGTATATGAAGTATTTGCAAATGCACATGATATTCCTGCAGAAAAACATGCTGTACATACAGATGGTATAACCGCAATCACTCATAAGAACACAGATATTATTACAAATGAAGTGAATGACACATATGAATTCTTACTTTCTAATGAAATAGATTTAAATACTATTGAAGTTAAGCATAGATATTGTAAAAATGAAGAGAATGTTAAGTATAGTTTAAATTCAACGGAAGATGGATATGTTTTAAATTTCAATATTAATTATAGTTATGGAATGATTTATACACCTCAGACATTTTTGAATAATAATGAAACACTTTTGAAAAAATTAAGAACAAAACTTATAAACTTAAAAAAATATATTTAATTATGAAAAACATTTCAATCGAAAAAATTTTACTTGCACTAATTTTATTGCTTACACTTGCCAACGGATGTAACTCATGCAAAGGAAACAGAGAACATCGTACTGAATTAAAATCAATGAAAAAGCGTGTAGATTCTTTAGAAAATACAATTAAACTTTCTAATGAAACAACTTATAAGAATATTTCAAAAGAAATCGAAATGCTTTTGATTATCGAAAACGAAATCGATGGTAAAAATAAAAAATCAACTGAAATAAAAGAAATTATCAAAAACTATAAATAATGAACCCTCTTAAGAAAGTTAATTATTTCAATATAACAAATTCATTTTTCATATTAGCGATACTTATCTTCTCGATAACATCGCTTTTTCACGTTACAGTATTCTGGCTTATAACCAATTCATTATTTCTTTCAATAATAATGTCTGTTGCAACTGGAGTTGGCATAATAAGTTCTCTTTTATCAACAAAATACACTAAGCTTACCTATATAAGTTTTGCATTAATTATTTTGATAGAACTCTTTGGAAATATTTATGGATCATTCATTCATATAGATATTAACAGTGAATATTTCAAAGGATGGAAAGAGCTTATGGAGCCTGTATTTAGTTTATTTTATACAGTAGAAGAAGGGGAAGTTATTCCAGATTCTATTTACAAGAGATGGGCAGCTATTATTCAAGGATCATTTATTCCACTTCTGCTTTCAATAACATTCCACATGTGGATGGTTGTTAGAGATAAATATAAAAAATTAAATTCTAAAAACTTTAACCATCATGAAAAGATTAAAGTTGTTGAAGAAGTGGTAAAACCTGAAGACATGGTAAAACCTGAAGAAGCAGCAGTTCCAAAAGAGCGTAAGAAAAATTCAAGTGGCAGGAAAAGTATGAGTGTTTCATTCCCTTTTGAAAATATTAAAAAAAAAATTCAGAACCTGAAATTTTAATTGAGAAAGATGAATTAATTTCTGAAGTAATTATTGAAGAAATTAAAGAAGAAATTGTAGAGGAAGCTAAAGAAGAAATTAAAGAAGAAATTAAAGAGGAAATTAAAGAGGAAATTAAAGAAGAAATTAAAGAAGAAATTGTAGAGGAAGCTAAAGAAGAAATTAAAGAAGAAATTAAAGAGGAAATTAAAGAGGAAATTAAAGAAGAAATTAAAGAAGAAATTAAAGAAGAAATTAAAGAAGAAATTAAAGAAGAAATTAAAAAGAAACCAAAGCCGAGGGTTATTAATGTAAAAAGTGATGACATTGGAACAATTTATTTAAAACCAGAAAATGGACATAAATAACGAGCATAAGTTAAAGACTGCGAATTATATAAGAGTTATTTCAGACAAGAGACAGATTTTATTAGGTAATACGCACCATTATAATTTAAACCATATCAAATATTCTATAAATAGGAATAATGGGACATATGATAAATTACCTCATTTTACAATAACCAAAGATGGAAAGATTCATCAGCATTTTGATATAAAATTTTATTCGAATTATCTTGGGGGTGAGTATACAAAAGATATAATATCAATAGCTTTAGAAAATATCGGACAAATTTTTGAAGAAAAAGGAGTGTATTATGATATTTATAATAACACATATGAACATACCCCTTTTGAAAAAAATTGGAAGAATTGTTCAATGTGGGATTCTTATACAGAAGCTCAATTTGAAGCGTGTATATATCTTTGTAATAAACTTATTAAAGATGGCGTTATAAGCCGAGCGGTTATGCCAACTAATGTTTTTAAACAAGATATAGCTAACTTCAAAGGAATCTGTTATAAAAGTAATTATGATAGTAAGTATTATGATTTAAATCCAAATTGGGATTTCGAAAAATTTAAAGAAAAAATAGAAAAAAATGAATGATATAATCAATAAAATGTGCTCTCAATTAAGAGAAGATTATTATGTAAACGATAAAAATCTTTTGAGAGAACAAGATGAAGAAACATCTGAACAGGGTGAGGACCAAGAAATAAAAACCTTTGATAATAAGAGTGAACAAGCAAAAAATTTTATAAATAATATAAAAAATTATTTAAATAACGGAGCCGTTTCATTTGATTCTATAGTTTTTGATCCTAAAGATAACAGATTTACTTGGGAAGGTGAAATTGCAACACAAGTAAAATGGGAATTTGTTTTTGAAGATGGAAAAAATCCACAAGTGTTTTTTAAAATAGAAGAACCGCAAGATTTGGATAAAGAAACTACATTATCTATGCATAAATTGAATACATATTTTAGAGAAAAGATTAGTGCAGAAATTTCAACGGCTATTCAAAATAAACAATTTGAAAATATTGCATAAAATAATACTGTATAGGTATATTTATAATAAAAATATATGTATTTAAATGAAACAGATTCGAGTTCTTCAGGAAGTTTTGAAGCTTCATTTGGAGGAAAAATGATAAAAAGAAGTTTCCACCCTTTTTATCCTTTAGAACAAAAAACACAAAAACGTAAAAAAAAGAAAAAAATGAAAAATATCACAATTTCTGAAATTGAAAACATCGCTTTAAAAGCACTTATTTTCGAAGAGGTATATAGCGAAAAACCAGTTGAACCAAAAGGAAAAGAAATTTCTACAAGAAATATGAAACAAGAAATTTCAAGTTCTAAACCTTCAAAGGCTACTGAAAAAATCAAAAGTAAATCTGGAAAAGAGCATTCTTCAGATATTAAGAGTAGAACTGGTAAAGTAAAAGCTTCAATCAAAAATAATTTGAAAGGTGCCGAAGTTGAAGATGTTAACAAAGATAAAAAAGTTGATGATGATTATGAAGTAGAAGCATATCAGAATGGTATGGAAGATATTGCATATGAAAGAATCTCAGATAAACAAAAGCAAAAAATTAAAGACCAGATTAGCGCAAAAGGTTCGAAAAAAGATCCTAACGCAGAAAAAAGCGGAAAGGTGGCAAAGAAAATGATTGATGGTGTTAAAAAACGTGATAGCTCAAAAGCAAATAATCCTTTCAATCGCTTAACACAATCAGGTTCTGACATAGAATATACTCAAAAAAGGAATCAGTCTGATTACCGACCAACTAAAAAGACTGCAATACAGGAAAATACAATCAAAAGACTTTCTTTCAAAAGAGAGTTTGAAAGTACAAAGGACATGCTTGAAAGAATTCCTTCAAATTATAAAAGTCATGAGAAGATTTTTGAAATGTTTGATGGTAATAACAAATACAAAGTTCGTTGGGAAGGAAACTCAATTAATGGTACAGGTGTTATATTAGAGCAGCACAGTGAAGCTAAGGAGAATAGAATGTATGATATGTTCGACAAACTCGTAAATAATGGATTAAACGAAGGTTATAATTCATCTGAATTGAATGAGAATAATATTTTTAAGAGCTTTTTAAATTTTTCAAGAGAATTAAATGGATAAAACAAACGTAAAAACATTTTACGAAAAGAAAGTCTTTTATGTTCAAAACGAATTCATAAAGGACTTTCTTTTTTTTCTTTTATACAAGATTGAAAAAACCTATCTTGGCGATGAAATAATGAATATGGAAAATAAACGTGATCATTTTGAATGGTCTGTAAATGAAACAGTTTTAAATTTCAAGAAGGAAGAAATTCATGTAAACGTTAGTAAAGACTTTATAAGTAAACTGTTCGATACCTTTAGCACGTATTATTATTCTTTGAAAAAAAATCGTAATACTGTTGAAGATTTAAAAATTAGATTTACTAACATCTTTAATTCTTCAATCAGCAAAACTCCAACACAGATTGAAGAGACTGTATTTTATGTAAGACTATTCACAAGCCATATGGGAAATAGTTTTTAAAAAAATTTCATATATTAATAATAAAATATGGAAGAATTAGAAAGTATTCGATTAAGAATTTTAACTCTTATAAGTGCAGATAAGATTATTTTGAAATCTGACAGTTACTTCTTGGAAGATATTGAAGAGGAAACTGAAGAGTCTAAGAAAAAACGAGTCAAAACAGGATTAAAACCTCACAAGTATAAAAAAGGAGACTGGAAGAAAGCTATGTCTTTGAAAGAAGGTAGACATGCAAGAATAAGATTAAGGCTACTTTTGAAAAGACTTGAGAAGGCATTAAAGGATGCAAAAGATTTAATTCAAAAGCAAAATAAATTAGTAAGAGTGATGAAAGAAAGAGGTGAATTATAATTCAATACTAATCTTTTAAAACTTTTTTATTTTTGTTCATAAGTTCTTGACCTTTCATTTGGCAATAAATATCTGAAGTTTCAAAATAAGATTCTGCTTTTTCTGTAAGATCCAAAATATTATGAATTATCCAGCATACTCCACTTATAATTGCACCATCAAATACTTTATACATTCCGATATTCAAATAAAAAAGAATTGAAGAAATTATGGTTCCATTTGAACTTGTAAATGTAGAAAATGTGTTATATGAAATAGAACCTAAATAGAAGCTAAGAAATACTCCAACCCAAAATCCAAGACATCTTGGGCACCTGATAAGCATTCCAAAGAAATTTTCATAAATTTCATCAGAACCATTATCAATTCTGTTTCTTACTCCTTCGAATATGGTTGATTTTGATACGATGGTTGTTACACCAAACCCTATAAGTAAAAACAATAGTACATTCATATTTTTTATTGTTAATATATTTATTTTAAACCGAAAATAAAATGAGTTGGACTGATACAGATTTTAAAGATTTTGACCAGGATAAAACCCAGTCAAAAAAAGAATTAGATTTTAATAAAAAAAGAATCGCTTCAATGTTGAAAAAAGATCGTAAAACGATAAAAGAAATAAAGGGTAATTATACCTTCAAGAAAAGATTTTTTCTCTTTAGATGGTATGATATTCTAAAGAGAAAAAGCTATTTCTATAGGAATTATATTTTGTATAAAATTTTTGGTTAAGGTTCAGTCGTGTATCTTTTCATCCAAGACATGGAAACACCTAAATGTTTAATAGCCTCATCCATAAGTTCTTTTTTCTTATCCGTTGCAGCTATACCTCTGAACATGAATAGCACCATATTTTTAGAAGTCAAAAATTCAAGGAAGAAATTATAAAGTCTTTTAGCATCATCAACATTATGGCACAGTATCATATTGAAATCATCCATACTATCAGTGATAACAATTTTATTATTTACAATATAAACCTCATATGATTTAGCCTTTCTAAGACGATCTAAAAATATATTTGATAAAATTTCTAGCGAATTCAATCTTCTTTTGTAACCATAAACTTTAAAGCATTCCTCACTTTTCAAAGTAAATTTTTGTATGATTTCCCAATCACCATTCACTTTTTCTTCAATAATACCCATTCCTGTATAAATTTTTCTAAATTCAGAACCATCCTTTTTCTTACGAACAAAAAGTATTTCAAGGGTATTTTTATAAATACTTTCATCCCCCTTAGTAGTTCTATATTTACTTGGGAAAACTGTAGTGTTATTTTCACGCATTGCATTGAAAAGTTTCTCAGCTAAATAAAATTTTCCATAATTTTGAACTATTCTGTGAATCTTCTTGTTTTTCACTAAAAGGATAGCATATTCTAAAGTTTCAGGGCTGACAGGCTTTCTATTTTTCAAAAAAACATTTAAAAAGGTATAATGATTATTTAACATGCGCAATAAAAATATAAATTATGTTGTTATAGGTATAATTGTAAAATCTTCTAAAGATATAATGATCACTTCATTAGTTCAAGACGAAAATAAAGAATTCTATATAATGGATTTAATTCATGGTACAAATTTTAAAGAATATTATTTTTATAAAATTTCAGTATCAAATATTTCAAAATTCTTAACAGAAAAAAATAAACTAGCACTTTTCCCAGAAAGTAAAATTATATATCGTATTCACACATTTGACAATAGAATAATTGGTATCGAAAATGTTAATAACACAACATTGTTCGCAAACGAATTAGACACAGAGTGGGAATGTGAAGATTACGATAACATCTATTCATATATAAATAATCTATAAAATTTTTTAAAAATGGCAAAAATTACTAAAGCTTCAGAAGAAACTATTGAAATCTTCAAAGAAAGAGCATCTCATTTGAATTTTAGCGAAGTCAAATGGACAGTTCACAATCAAGAAGATCTCAAAATGTCTAAAGACCACATGTGTGGAAAAGTTATTGTTAACAATCCTCATGCAGCAATGCATGGCTACGATGTCATCTTCGTATTGAATGAAGATATTTTTGATAACCTCATCGATGAATATCAAAAAATGGTAGTAGATAAACTTTTTGCACAAGTTAATGTAGACCTCGAAAAAGAAAAAATTTCAAAAGCAACCCCAGATATTCAAGAATTCTCAGGGCTTCTTTTGAAATATGGAAACGAGCTACTTTCACTAAGAAGTGAAATCGAAAGATTGTATAATAAAGCAAAGGAAGATGAAACTAAAAATGATGGGACATCTGTAGATTAGCTAATACCTTCTCTCATTCTTTTTAACAACTCTTCTCTAATTTGTGCTTTCGTTTTTTCTTTCTTACTGAAAGAGGCAGTTAAATTTAATTGTTTCGCACTATAAGAGTAAACAATAGTTTTACTTTTATTTTTATTACATCCGCAAGCCATAATATTTCTTTTTTATATAAATATCTAATAACTATAAATTATGAAATCTATTAATTCAATAATTTCTTACATTATTATTATAATAATCGCTTTAATGCTTTTAAAATTCTTTTCTTCAAAAGAAGATGTTAATCTTTCTAATGAATCTAAAAATTCTAATTATAAATATATAAAAGAAAAAAGGGTTTTGAGTTCTATTAATGAAGTGAAATATGTTGCCGAAGAACATATTAATGAACTTAAAAAAGTTTACGAGAAAAAAAATATTTCTAAAAAAGAAAAGGATTTTATTTTCGGGCTTATTAGAGTTTCATTGGAAGAAGAATATAAATTTGGAATACCTGCAAATATAAAGATAGCACAATCTATTGTCGAATCTGGATGGGGTCGGGATGGGATAGCTAAAAATTATAATAACTACTATGGTATAAAACATAAAAGCTATTATACAAAAGAAGAAAAACCTCTTGTAAGCAAACCTGTTTCATTAAGAACTCACGAGTATACTAAAGAAGGTAAGAAGTATTATATTGATGATAAATTTATCTCTTATGAAAGTAGATGGGCTTCTATAAGACATCATTCAATATTCCTTAAAACCCAAATGGAAATTTCAAGTAGAAATGGATATAAAAATTTAAATGATATCCCTACGAATGATTACAGGGGCTGGGCTCATAATTTACAAAAAGCAGGATACGCTACTTCCCCACATTATGCCACAAATTTAATTAAAATAATTGAATACTATGGCTTAGAAAATATAAATTTAAGTCAAAAAGGCATTTCATCCTAAATAAAATATGCCATTATGGCATTGGCATACAGTTTGAAAAAAAAATCATACAAAAACAATTATAACTATGGATATTTTTAATTTTTTAGAAAACTTTTTTGAGAAATCAAAAAACCCTCTTGAAAGCATGAAGGCTAAACACGGAGGAAAAATCGAAACAACTTACCAGAAGCTTACGAGAGTAAAAAAAGTTTGGACTTCTGAAGATGGTACAATGTCACAAGAGTATGTGTCTTATATTGAAGGAGATCCTGATGAAAAAGAAATTAAGCTTCAAAGCCTTTTTGAGGAGAAAAATGAAGCTCTCAAAAAAGAAGACTATGAAAGATGTGCTGAAATCAAAAAAGAGATTGAGGCTTTAAAAAAAACACAAAAATAAAAATTTGGGTGGGAGCATCTCCCACCTTTATTTTTTTATACTTTTTTCTATATTAAAAATAAAAAAAATGGATATAAAAACTTTTCCCGAAGAACCGTTTAATGATTTATTTTTAGCAATGGATATTACTTCATCTCATGATAGAGAAGAATTTTTTACAGCAATTTCATTTTTTACTAATGAATGCGAAAAAATAGCTAAAGATCAAAACTTAGAAGAAGGCAATGAAATAAGTGCATACTTTAATTGGCGAGCAATTGAGTCTGACAGGTATTTTAAAGTTTTCTTTACGTATTACCATTCAGAAGAACTTTATGTTGGAGTTGACAGTTTTGAAGAAATTTCTAAAGAAGAATATATCGAAACTTATAATAACATTCCAAACGAAGATTGTGGTTGCAATGGAGAATAACAAAATAAAAGAATTGTTAGATATATCTGCAAACATAGACATGTTAAATGCGGAAATTAGTGCTCTAATCGATATGAGTAAAATACCGTACCGCATAGTTTATGTTCCAGATGAACATTTTGTTCTTGATGAGAATATGAAATATTCTGCACATGAACCCGAAGAATATCTAATGTTAGATGGAAATCCTGAATCTAAACAATCAAAAATGCCAACAAATGGATTTTCAATAACAACTATACTCAGAGGAAGAAAGGAGCAAACTACCCAATATCTAAACATTATAGGTCAAATTGGGACAAAAATTTTATTTATAAGACCTTTTATTGAAGGTAATAATTTAAAAGTTTTTAATCCAAGCCCTAGTGGTGGATGGCATATAAGAGTAGCCTTATTAAAAGAAACGGATTATAAAAGAATTGGGATGATTTAACGTCTTAGGAAATATGTATAAAAAAGATGGAACCCTAATAGATTTATAAAGGTGAATAAACTCAATAAAATATATAGCGTTTCTAAAGAATATTTTGTTCCAAGCAACATTCCCCCTGCTATTGATAAATAAATGCCTGTATGGCGAATTAAATTACCTGTATGCCATATATCTGTCGTAAAAACAAATATAGTGCTTAAGAGGTAGTTTTTTATTGGATTAGAATGGTATTTTCGAATATAAGTGTATTCTTTAGAACCAAAAAATGATTCTTTGGGGAATTTATTAAAAATAGATTTCCCCCAAACAGTTTCATTATCGGTAATATCCGAAACGGCTTTCCCAAAAAAAACAAAAAAGCACCCGATGAAAAAAATGAACATGCCTACCATAATCTTAAATATTTACCATAAGCATAAACACCTAACCCTGAGATAGGTAAAACAATAACTAAAACAGCCCAAAGAGGTAACATTTGAAGATGGTATAGATTAAATGCAACGCCTGACATAAAGCCTAGCATAAGTAAAATTGGAAGCACTTGAACTAAAATGCGATAACCTCCAGATAAAATAATAAATAATAAATCTTTCATTTTATGATAAATATTCAGATAAGTACAGAAATTCCAAAATTTTTCAGAGATTTACATATGAAATCTGAAAAAGTTTCTTTTGAATCATATGTTCTTGATAAAATAAAAAATATTGAAACACCTTTAGACTCTAATATTTTCAATAATTTAATTGAAAATTTTAAACTTTATAATGAGATTCAAATAAGAATTCCTATTTATGGAAATTCTATATTTTTTTTGGTAATTGTTTGGTTTTTGAAGAAAAAAATAATATTTTTGTACCATCAGATTATTTTCCTGGTACTGGAGCTTCTGAATTAAATTTGATTGATGGATATATATATTCAGAACATGTTAAAGTATCACAAGTTCCAGATACAAAAATACGAAGTCATATTATAAAAAATTTTAATCTTTCAGAAACTATCAATTTATTTTCAAACAAACAATTTCTTTCAGAGTACATTGAATTAATTGATAAAGTTAATTTAACAGCTGAAATGAAATTATATGAAGATTGGATATTATTTAATTTAAATATTATTAAAAAATGATTACATTTGCATTATCTTTAGCAGTAACAGTTTTGTTTTTACTTTTATGTTTATTCACTGTTGTATATCGTCAGGAATTTAAAAAAATATAGAACTGTCTAATAATATTAAAAAAATAGGTTCTTATTTAGAAGTAGCAAAAACTCTTACTAATGATTCGAGAGGTTATTATAAATACAAATACTTAGATACAGTATTTAATCTTGAGAACACTATAAATATTCCTTTTGAAATTGAAAGATTTTCTTTAAAGCACGATAAAGTATTGATCAGGTTTTTATTTAAAGAATTTCTCAATGAAAATCAAAGCAAAGGTATAAATATAGTTTTTGATGAGAATACTATCAAATTTCTTAAAATGATTGAATCTCAATGGTATGACGTAGATTCTGAAAATATTGTATGGGAAGATATAACTAGTTATTCAAAAGAACCTTTATTTAATGAATTTGAAGAAAAAGAAGTTTTAGAAATAGAATTAACTTTTCATGAAAAGCAAGATATAAATGGTTTTTTAAAATTCTCAACAATTTCTGAAGAAACCAAAATAAATATCAAAAAAATTCTTAATCTATGAATTATGATATAGAAGTGATGCGAAGATATGATACTAAGGAATTAGTTAATATAAAAACCTTTTATCAGGAAGTTATCGCTTCTAAAGAAAATTTTGATGTTTACATAGGAACCGATTCACAGTTCATTGCAGGCAAAATTAATTATACCACAGTAATAGCATTCAGATTTGGAAATAAAGGCGTGAGAGGGCTATATAGGACCTTAACTGAAATACAAAATACTTTTCATTTGTACGAAAAAAAAGGTAAAAAGAAACATAGACCTGTAGACAGAAAAAAAACCTTCAATAGTGAAATTTATGAGCGTCTTAGGAAAGAAACACTGCTTTCTATAGAAACTGCAAATTTCGTAAAAAAATTTTTGAAAGTGAAACAAATTGATTTAGACTATAGCACTAAAGCTATCAACATAAGTAATAATATTGTAGCAGAATGTCAGGCATTATGTTCATATAACGAATTCAAGGTTTCTTTAAAAGGTGATGAACAAGTTGCTACACCATTTGCTGATAAAATTTGTAAATAATGAATCAAGAAAACCCAGTACTCTTCAGATATCTTTTTAATGTTAACAACCCAAGTGATTGTGAAAAATCATTTATGGATAAAATTAATAATAATTCTGAAACTTTAGAACTTTTAAAAGATTTTGATAAATTTCTAAGGGTATATCATCGTTATAGCCAATCAAAAATTGAAGAAATATTTAGGTTTATTTGTATGAACATAAGATTCCTTTCTCTAAAAACTATGATAGATTCTGCAGTTGATAATACTTCTGATGAAGAATTGGTAGAGATCTTTGGAGATAGTATTTATGAGTATATGTATAATTATTGCATTGAATTGGAGTATACTGATTTTAGAGCTGAAAAATATGCCCAACTTTATAAAAATTCATATAAATCAAATATAAAATTTTTTCTAAATGATAATCATTAATTTCTATAAACAAATTGAAACTTCTTGGGAAGAATTGAAAGTTAAAGCTATTCAAGAAGTTGAAAATTATGAAAAACATTTAATCGCTAACCCTATTCCAGTCGTGTTGGCATTAGAAGAATGTTCAGATTATAAAAAAGCAGCCTCTTTAGGATTAAGAACTTTTATTCTTCAGGTGATAAATGATTGGAGTGCAAATGAAGACCCAATTCAATATTTGAATGACACATTTTTCCAAAGATTTGATATTATCGAATTGGATGGATTCTTAACTCCAAAATTAAAAATTGAAAAAATTAATTCCACTAAAGAATTATTTGATTTATTAAAGAAATCCAATATAAAAGTTTCTTTAGAAATTTTTGAAAAAATTCATTCGCTATATGAATTGAATCCAAATATATTCTGTGATATCATTGAAGTACAATATGCGTTTATTGAAACTGAAGAGTTTTCTGAATATGAAGGCAAAACATTAGATAAATACCATGATGGTATTCCAGATGATGAAGATGATGAAGATGATGAAGATGAAGATGATGATGAAGATGATTTCGAACTCCCTTATTAATTAGAATTATAACAAGTAAATAGTAATTATGCAAAAACCAACTTACAAAGATCCTGAATTTGGATTACTTACGGCTGAAGAAGTTATAAAAACTTTAGAATTTGATCCAGATTCTGGAGAAATTATAGGTACTTCTGAAGATGAAATATATAAGCTTCCTAATGGAGAATTTTGTATCATAATGAACAAAATTTTCAAAGATGCTCAAAATAATCCAATATCCAGCAGACACTTTGTTTTGAGAGATTGGTTGAAAAAAATTAATTCAGAAGATTTTACTACATACAAAACTCCCATAACACACGGTGATGAACAAGAAGGTAATAAATATGTAAATATTTCTAAAACAGAGATTGGAGACTATTTTGTGAATGTTATGGAAGTACATTTTGGTTATGATAATCCGCATGAATCAAAATGGTATATTAAAAAAGATTGGATAGAAATTTTATCTAAATATTAATTTTATTAATTAACCAACTATTTAAAAACAATGATAATTTCAAAAGAAGATCAATCGTTCCTTGATAACCATAAATTTGTTCTCTACTACGTAGGAATAGAAAATCAAAATGCTTATTCATTTGCAAATTCAGGGTTTCAATATGAGTTAGTCTGCCATCCACAGAATGGCTGGGCTTATCATGTAGAAAGACATAAAAGAATGATATTTGACAGCAGAATAGCACCTAAATATTATAAAACAGCTGAAGAAGCATTCAGTATTGCATCAGGCAGTGTTAAAGATTATGAGATAAATGGTTACAAGGTAAACAATAAAATTAATCACGAAAATAGAAATATACGAGGTAAAAACTACAATTAAATATAAATCAAACATGAATCAGAACAGACATTTTTTAACAGACTCATTTTACCCTCAAATCCCATTTGAAAAATTTACAAAACTCACAAAGAAGCTTCGTGAATTCTTCCTTGATAAAAAAGGATTTATGGAGGTTCACCCTCAAAACAGGCTAGCAATCCTTTCTGCTTGCGAAAATCCCCATTCAATTGTGAAGTTTCAATACGAAAATTTAGACTATCCTCTTCCGCAAACAGGTCAGATGACTCTTGAAGATTATCTTCTTCTTCATCCAGAGCAAAAAGGTTTCTTTTGCATCACAACTTCCTATAGAAATGAAAAAACCCCTGAAGTAGGAAGACATGCAAAAATTTTTCCAATGGCAGAATTTGAACTTCCTGGAGGTTTTTCTGAACTTCTTCAGATGGAAATTGAGCTTCTTCAGTTTTTAGGTTTCGAAGGAGAATATCCAACAAATCAATATGAAACTGTCGCATCAGAATATGGTGTTAAAGAAATTGATTCTCCAACTGAATTGAAAATTGCTGAGAAATATGGTGAAGTTTTTATGTTAACACACTTCCCAGAACATACAAATCCATTCTGGAATATGAAAAGAAATGAAAATGGAACAGCAAATAAATGTGATGTTTTGATTCATGGAATGGAAACTATCGGTTCTGCAGAACGTTCTTGTGATGTTGAACAAATGAGAGATATTTTCTTTGCTATTGAAGATGGTAAATATGTTGAGAAACTTTTTGAACTCTTCGGATATGACAGGGTTATTAAAGAACTGAATGAATTTCTTTCGCATAATTTTATCCAAAGATCTGGCGGTGGAATTGGTCTTACAAGACTTGCAAGAGGAATGGAATTATCTGGTCTTTTGTAATACAAAAAAAAACTCTTAAGAAAAAATATTAAGAGTTTTTTTTTTCAGATCTATTCTTCCCCAAATAATGGTGGTACAGGTTTTGCCACATACTCAATCAAAGGCAAATCTTTTACCCATTGAAATTCAGGTGTAACACATTGTTCCATTTCTTCCAAACTGATAATCCAATTGTCTGAATTATCCAAAATGGGATTGAAAAAACTGTCAGGAGCATACATTTGTCCCACCAAACTGTCTTTTTCAATTCCTGTTAAAAGTCCTACTTCCATATTTTTAATTATTTTATACTTGTCTCCCTAAAGTTGTGTTAAATGCCTGCACGGCTGTATAAAAATTACTTGCATCAGTATCTGTTAAGCCATCACCGATGGAAGCAAAAGCATATTGTTTGTTTGAATAAAGACCTGAATTCGGTGTGCCCGAATTATTTGAATTTGCTAAAAATAAACTAAAAGTAGGTCTACCATTTGCAGCATTAGTAAATGAACCTAAAGTAGTATTATTTTTAAAAACTTTAACGGCTGTCCCAATTCTATTAGCTATATAATTACCAACTGAATTAGCATCAGCAGGATTAACAGGTGCTAAATTATTAGAATAAAATTCAGTTGCATTTGTAAAATAAACTCTTAATTGCAACGCTCTTGTTCCATCAAAAGTACCTAATTCAACATCATTTTGTGTTTGATTTAATCTTGAGTAAACTGATATATGATGATTATTATCTACTGCATATTGCGCACTTGGAACTAAAAAAGTATCGGCATAACCATTTGTACCATTTGCTTGAACACCATTTGCCGTATGTGTCCAACCTCCAAAAAACACTAATCTAAAAGCCGCATTTGTATCTAACGGATTTTTTAGGTTAAACTTGTGAGTAGTAGCAGTACCACCAACAAAAGGATATATAGCTTTCATCTTAGTCCAAATACCATAGCCTTTCATATCTAAAACTAAGGTATTGATAGCTTGCGCTTGGACTTGGTCTTGAATGTCAGCAGCAGTAACAAATGCTTGAGCATCAGGATCACTAACTGTCTGTGGTCCTACTGACCTACCTAAAGTTGTGTTAAATGCCTGCACGGCTGTGTATAAATTACTTGCATCTGTATCTGTTAAGCCGTCATGGATAGATGCAAAAGCGCATTCTCGATTTGAATAATTAAAAGTATTACCATTAACTGCTCCTAAATAAATTGAATTTGTTGAATTCCCTGTACTTAATTCACTATTAGTTGCACTTGAAATACCATTCTTAAAAATTTTTGTTAAATTATTTGCAGTTCTTGTTATAGTGTATAAGCCTAATGCATTAGCGTCTACAAATTGTGCAAATGTGCCAGCATTTGAACTTTGTAATATACCATAAGTTCTTGTTGAAGACAAATAGCTTCTTATGGCTAATATTGTATATTGTAAACCTGCCCCAACCCAAGACCCCATATTTATTGAATTATTTGCAGGTGTTGTATTTGTTCTTGAATAATAGGATAAGCCAATTGAGTTTAATGTAATAGTTGTGCTTGGTACTAAAAAACTATTAGCAAAAGCATTCGTGCCATTTGGAGTAGCACCTGTACTGCTATGAGTCCAACCCCCACTAAAAACTAACCTAAATGCTGCGTTAGTATCTAACGGATTTTTTAAATTCCATTTATGACTTGAAGCTGTACCTCCAACCATTGGGTATACAGCCTTCATCTTGCTCCATATTCCTGCAGCTTTCAAATTTACCACCAATTGATTGATAGCGTTCTTTTGAGTGTTATCAGTTATAGCTGCAGCCGTAATAAACGCTTGAGCATCCGCATCTGATACACTTGAACCAAATATATAAGAATTTATTATCATACTCTTGTTCCGATTATTGTCACCTTTAATCCTGCAGCAGTTCCGTTCCCGATTTGGTCTACATCTACCGTGATTTCCGCATCATCAGCCAATGCTGTATCAGATATAACAGGAGCTGTAGCAGCAGTTGTACTTGTTTTTTCAGTATTATCTATTGTTAGTTTAGTACTTAAAATAGATGCTCCACCTTCATTTATATCCACAGTGAATATACTTCCTGAAGCCTGTGCAGTTGTTAATGAAGCCCTAACAGATGTGACTGTCATCGCATGAGGCATCCTAAATGTTACCTTATTTGTTCCTGCAGTGATAGCAGTTGTTTCATCTGAACATGCAACTTGTATTTCTACAGGTAAAGGTGCTAACTTACTAATAGCAATAGCAGCACTTGCAGAAACATCCGCATTTACGATTGTACTTGCAGGACTTTCAAATACTCCATTTACAACTTTTGCAATTCCTGAACCTGCAACTGAAGGTAATGTTGTATGCACATGAGAAGGATGCAATGAATCAAAGTAAAATCTTATTTGTCTTGATTGATTAACATTTTTTTGTGCCCACAACTCAATATAAATTCTATCGGTAGAAAGAATTGTCGTTTGTGGCATTGTAACATTAGCAATATATTGCGCTATAGTTACAGGGTCATAAACATAAACATCATCTGAACTTGCTAATAATGTTGGTGCTGTAGAACCATCATATTTATAAACTCTAATCTGAAATTGTGTTTGATTTGCATTACCTGCGCCACCTAAAATATCAACCCAAATGTTAAAATCCCACAAACCTGCAGGAATATTTGTAACAGAAGGATTTCCTGCAATAGTAACAAACCCACATACTAAACTATAAGAACCTTCTATTAAATTGGCAGATGTAATAGAACCTGAACCAACGCTATAAGTTATTCCAAGTTGTGATGGGGCAACAGGTGAAGTTGGCAGTCCTGTTGTCGGAGATATGTTTGTTGTATTTTGATAATTGAAATAATAAAATATACCACCTCCGCCTGAACCCCCTGTGGGAACTGCCCCAGGAGTCCACGCACTACCGTTCCATTGTAATGTCTGACCATTTATTGGAGCTACATTGCTCACTGCATAGCCTTGTAGCCCATCCACCGTTGGATTTGGATATGTTCCCGATAAATCACCGCCTGCAGTTCCTGAAACTGTACTACCTGATTCATAGTAATCAAAATTATTAGTAAATGGGTTTAATTTATATGACATAATATATTAAAATTATGGAACTTGTACTTTATTGTAGTTGTTATAATCTTATTATAAATACACTCATATAATTATAAAATCTCATTAGAAACTATTTAAATTAGCATTAGAACAATTATTTTTTAAAAATATATAAAAAGTGAAAATTTATTTAGACAATTTAAGAACTCCTTTAGACAATTCTTGGTTTCTTATAAGAAGCCATCATGATTTCATTCATAAAATTTCAACATCTTTTAATCAGATTGAATGTATTTCTTTTGATGATGATTTAGGTGGAGAAAAAACTGGATTTGATTGTGCAAAATATTTGATAGAATATTGTATGAAGAATAATCTAACCCTTCCACAGACTTATGTACATTCAGCAAATTCTGTTGAAAGCGAAGATATTATTTTAAGTATAAATGGTTATTTAAATTTTATTGAAGAAACTCCAAATTGTAAATGGATTTCTATAGAACATTTTTAAAACTTTCTTATGAAAAAACTTTTATTCTTTTTATTACTTTCATTTAGCCTTTCAGCGCAAAATGTGAGTTTTAGTGTTGGTGAAATTCTTATAACGGATTCTAATAGAAATATGGAATCACATATCTTTTTAAAAGAAGGTGTGTTAAAGGTTAATTTGAAATCAAAATATCTCACATATCAAGCAGATCGTAAAAAAACAAAATTAAGAATCCTTGCATATACAAAATCTGATTATAATTCGATTGTCATTCAAACAAAAAGAGGCTATTCTTTTATAGTTTTTGAAGATTTTTTTGTAATGAGAAAGTTATTTACGTTTGAAAACTATTATATTTTTGTAGAACAACGATTATATACAATTATTAAAAATATATAAAACATTTAAATTATGCTTAAACATCAATACCAAGAAGCACTTTTGGTTTTCGCAATTCTTCTAATTTTTTCAATAGGTACATCATTTTCAGAAATTTCCTTTTTAGGATCAATTGTAATCGGAATGATATTTATTGCTTGCCTACATTTTTATACAGATTTTTTGAAACGATCTTATGACGGTTTAAAAATTAAACCTGGTGACAAAGTTTTAATTGAATTCTTTGGAAATCGTTATGAAGCTGAAGTTATCAAAATTTCATCAGAAAGTAGAGAAATTCCTGAAGAGGGTTCAGAACCTTCTTTTGAAAATGTAATTGTTTATGATTGCAAGGTTTCTTGGAGAAGCACTCATATAAGAACCTCAAAAATCTATAAAAAATTATAATTTATGAATAAACTTATCGAATTAAGAAGTGAAATAAACAATTATTTAGAAAAAAAACGAGAAGAATTTGCATTAACATTTGATGAATCAAACCACGTTTATTCAATGTTAGATGTTAATGGAAATCTTAAAAGTGATTGGAAATCAGTTTCAAGAATAATCAAAAACTATTACGATGAATTCCCAGCAGAAGAAATCTCACTTAAAAAAGCAAATGGAGATATTTTAGAACAAGAGCGACTGCTTAAAGAATGGGCTGATGCTGGTTCATATGCTACTAATTTAGGAAGTAGGACACATTTTTTATTGGAGAAAAAGTCTTTAGAAATGTTTAACATCAAAAAGGAAGTTAGACAGCCCATATTTGAATGCGATGCGGATCAATTACTAACAAGTGATAAGATGATTAATGCTGGAGTCTCATTTTTAAATTTAATGAAGCAGAGAAATGCCTTATTATTTGATACTGAAACTGTTTTAGGTCATCCAGGATTGATGTTTACAGGTCAGCCTGATAAATTATGGTTAATTGAAAATAAAGAAAAAAATAAAATAGGGTTTTTAATCACAGACTATAAAACTAATAAGCCAAAGAATTTTGAAACTCAACATTATACGAAACCAATGAAAGCTCCATTTCAGCATTTACCTAATAATGCCTTTGGACATTATAATTTACAGTTACCATTATATGGCAAACTTTTAACTGAAATGTTAAAGGGGAGTAAGTATGAAAATATTGGTATTTTTGGGGCAATAATAGTTCTCTTGAAAGAGAATGAAACATTTGAAGAATTCAGAATTCCGAATCAACTTATTAATCAAGTAATTAATTTAAAGATTACTATATAAAATAAGGTTGGAAATCCCAACCTTATTTTTTAATATCTTTGTTTACCAATTGTTTTGCTTCTTTTTCTGTTACTTTTTCTTTTGGTTTACCAAAAAATTTAGCAACTTCATCGATAGCTTTTAATAACTTTTGATAAAATGATTTTTCTTCTTTATTTGCTCCATCTTCTGGAATGTAAGATTCAACAAATTTCGGATAACCTGTAGGTAATTGTTTATTACCCCTTGTATCTGAAAATGGTGGATTCATTTCATTTTCCATCATTTTCTTTTTCTTAGATAACTCCTCTTTCACAAGAGTTTTAATCAACCTTTTGAATTCTATTTTATTCATATCTTTTTTATTTATAAATATTCAGTATAAATAAAAATGGAAACAAAATATTTATTAATAAATATTGATGAGTTCTAAGTGGAATAATTTTATAAATTCATTTGCAGATAGGAGTTCCTTTAGTAAATTAAATGAGCTTTCTACAGGAGTTTTATATGGTGGAACTATAACAAGTGATTACACTATCAATAAAGTTGATATTGAGGCAGGTGTAGGACAATTACTAATAAAAGAAGATAACTGTGAATATTTAAGACAATTTTCATGGGAAACTATTATTAATTATGAAATAACTGATGTAGGTTCTTATGAATATACAGTTATTTATGTAGATAGATTTGGAACAATTCGTCAAAGGAAGACTATGCTTACCGATGAAGAATTAGAAACTAATATTGTTTTAGCTATTGTATTTCATATAGACAATATAAAGGTCAATCAAATCATTAATCAAAAGACAGTTCCATTAGATACACCAGGAAGAGTTATAACTTTCTTAAGAAAGCTTGGTTTAATGAGAATAAATGGTCTTTCTGTCGAACCAAATATAGCAAGTTTGAAATTAAATCGTTCTGAAGGAACAATATTTGGGCTTGGAGTTAATTATTTTAGCGGTTCTACAAATGTAGATGAATTATATCTTTCTGGTGAAACTTTTTGTAATATTCTTTATGTTTATAAGAATGGTACAGGTGGATTTGTTTATGATAACAATGGAGGATTGTTTTATTCTGATTTAGATCCTAATTTTTATGATGATGGAACTGGAATTTTGCAGGCTTTGGGTGTTGATGAATGGACAGTGCAAAGATGTTTTTTATTCCCAGAGAATCCTTCAGAACTTGTAATTTACTATGGGCAGTATAAATATGTTTCTTATGATGAAGCTAGAGCCTCTTTGGAATATGAAGTTTTTGATGAAGATGAAATTTCCAAAAGAAATGCAGTGTTCCTTGGATATATTATTGTAAAAAATGGAACAACTGATTCATCAGATTTGAATGATTGCAAAATATTACAATCAGGGTTCATAAGAAATTTACCTATTGGTGGTGGAGGAAGTGGATCTACAGGAAGTACTATTTCACAAGATTTAGATTCTGTTTTAACTATTGGAAATAATGCAGGTTCTAATGATATAGATTTGAACAATAATGATTTGTTGAATGTTGATAATATAAATTTAAATACTATTAATGGTGCTGCTTATCCTCCAACAGGAAGTACAATTGTAGATGCATCAGGGGTTACTTATGATAATGTTTCTTCTGGATTAAGTTCTACAGATGTTCAAGGGGCTATTGATGAATTAAATTTTCTTATAGGTGGTATTACTGTAACCTCTGATAAAGGTTCATTTGGAGCGAGTGCAGATGCATCTACTCTTGGATTATTAGGGTATATTACTATACCTTATAATGGAACTATTACAGGATGGCAAGTTATTGGGGATGCAGTAGGGAGCTGTGTATTTGATATATGGAAAACTGCATCAGGAATTATCCCAACGGTAGCAAATACAATTGCAGGGAGTGAGAAACCTACATTAACATCTCAGCTAATTAATTCTGATTTAAGTTTAAGTACATGGACTACAACTATTACTGCAGGAGATATAATTGGTATCAGTTTAGATTCGGCATCTTCATTGACAAGCATATGGCTTACAGTATTTACAACTAAATTACCTTAATTATGAATTGGAAATTATTAAATAGGAGAGAAGTTCCTCAACAGCAAACATATTTTCAGTATGATGAAGAGGGTAATCCTATAGAGGGGGCTGAGACTACATTTGATTATGTGATGGTATATACTCTTGTGGAATATAATTTTCCTGAGAATAGTCAAACGGTACAAGTGGAAATCACTCATTTTAATCCTCAATCGGAGGAAGAGATTGAAATAGGGATACGTAATAGAGGAATTACTGAACAGCGTAAACTTTCTAATGGATAAATATGGCAAATAGATTTTGGGTAGGTGGTGGAACAGGAAATTATAATTCCACAACAAATTGGTCTGCATCATCAGGTGGGGCATCGGGTGCTTCTGTGCCAACAAATACAGATGATGTATTTTTCAATGCGAGTAGTGGAAGTGGAACTGCAACTATAAATGTTGCATCCAATTGTTTGAGTTTAAATCTAACAGGATTTGCAGGTACTATAAATTTTGCAAATACTTTATCTTTAAATGGTACTTCTATAAATTTTGGTACAGGGGGATATACTGTTTCAGGTGCAAGTAATTTAAGATTATTAACTGCAATGACTATTACAAGTAATGGAACTATCTACACAGGAAATGTTGATTTTGCAGGGAATGTTATATATACGCTTGCAGATAATATGTCTGTATCAGGTACGGTTATTTTTTCAACTTCAGGTAATGCAACTTTAAATGGGAATACTTTTAATATTAGAGGTAATTTAACTCATTCGGGTAATGGAACTGTATTAGGAACAACTTCATTTATTTTAGGTGGAACAGGAACTTGGAATCATACTGCTTCGGGTGCTATAAGAAAT